TTACAGCTTTTCAGTTACCGTCGTTCCGTTCTTGAAAAGGAACTCCGCTGTGCCGTCCGGGTAGATCGTCAGCTTCTCAACGAGGGCGTTCCACAGCCTTTCGCTGAAGTCTATCGGCAGCGCCTTCATCCCGCGAATGTCCTTTATGAACCGGTCGAGGACTTTGATCTGTTGTCGTTTCCGTTTCTCGCTGTCCGCGATCGCTTTGAGCTTTGCCTGCAGGTCGTTATACCTTTCGACGTAGGAAGCGTGACGAGCGTCAAAATCTTTTTTCTTGATAGTCCCGGCAGCCTCCTCGTCAAACAGCTTTTGCGTAAGAAGCCCCACGGCGGTAAGCTCCTCCATAAGCCGCGCCCGTTCCGCTTCAAGCCCCGACGTGTCGGAAAGAATCTCCCGCATGAACCGGCAGTCCTCTATGAGCGTCTCCCTCTCCGCATGCAGCTTCGATACCGCGCTGATGAACAGCCTCTTTATCTCATCGTCCGTCAAATGCTTAGTTGAGCATCGTGTCTGCCTTTCATACTTCCCGTTGCACCGCCAGACCACCTTTCGGTACTTGTCTGTCGAGTGCCATACCTTCGAGCCGTAATAGCTCCCGCACTGCCCGCAATAGATCTTCGAGGAGAACACGTTGAGGCTGTTCTGATGATTGCCTTTTTCCTTTCGCCTTGCCATCTCGGCCTGCACAAGCTCCCATTCCGTCCGGTCTATTATCGCCGGATGGCTGTCAGTGACGTAATACTGCGGGACCTCGCCCTCGTTGTTTTTCATCTTCTTATTGAGAAAATCGACCGTGAACTGCTTCTGAAGAAGAGCGTCGCCCTTGTACCTCTCGTTCGTCAGAATGCTTTCGACCGTGGAATCGCGCCACCGCGCTTTCTTCCTCGGCGTCGGTATTCCCTGCTGGGTAAGATACGTCGCTATCCCGGTTATCGTCTTGCCGCCCATGAAGAGCCTATAGATAAGCCTGACGAGCTCTGCCTCCTCGGGGTCGATCTCCGGTTTGCCGTCCTTGCCCCTGCGGTAGCCGAGGAAGGAGCTGAAGGGCATATTCACCTTGCCGTCGGCGAAGCGCTTACGCTGTCCCCACGTTATGTTGTCCGATATGGATCGGCTCTCCTCCTGGGCGAGACTTGACATTATCGTCAGAAGCAGCTCGCCCTTTCCGTCGAACGCCCAGATGTTCTCTTTCTCGAAAAAGACCTCAACGCCGTAATCCTTCAGCTTGCGGATCGTAGTCAGACTGTCGACCGTGTTTCGGGCGAAGCGGCTGACGCTCTTTGTGACGATAAGGTCGATCTTTCCCTCAAGAGCGTCGGCGATCATTCTGTTGAAGCCCTCCCTGTGCCGTGTGTTCAAAGCGGAAATCCCCTCGTCCGTATAGACGCCGACGAATTCCCAGTCGGGGTTTTTGCGGATGAACTGCGTATAATAATCGACCTGCGCTTCGTAGGAAGTGAGCTGCTCGTCGCTGTCCGTCGATACCCTCGCGTATCCCGCCACGCGCCGTTTGGTCTTGCTCTCGATCGGAGCGCCGGAGTGACGCATTTTCGTTGCAGGAATGTATTTAACGTTCGCCATTCTTTTTCCACCTCTTTTCCGCAGCGTCTTTAGCTTTCCGCTTCATGTCGTCCGTCCATGATTCCGACCGTGAGCGGTCTTTCCAAACAAGAGTCCGTTCCGTGCCGTCGCGGAAGCGGACGCGGAGAACGTTGCCGTTTTCAGCCGTCATCCGCTCGACCGTACTCAAATCAATGCCGGCGGTCAGCTCCTTGAGCGTTTCTTCGGGGATCTGCTTTGACGGGCATACCGCTTTTCCCGCCGAGTTGAACGTCGGGCATATCCATACGGGACCGGCGTGCGTTTTCTTCCTTTTATACTTTCTCCCGCAGACGGCGCATACGATCAGCCCGGTAAAGGCGTATTTCTCCGAGCCTTTATTCTCATGCTTGTATTTTGCAAGCCGCCCTTCGGCTTCCTTCTGCACGGCCTCAAACGTATCGGAGTCTACGATCGCCTCATGCGCTTCCTCAACAAAATACTGTGGAAGAACGCCGTCGTTCTTTTTCTTCCGTTTCGTCAAGTGGTCTTCGCGGTACGTTTTCTGCAGGAGCAGGTTCCCAGTGTAATCGACGTTCCGAAGCATATGAGCGATAACGCTCGGATACCATTTTCCTCCCCGGTTTGTAAGACCGTCGGCATTAAGCCCGTTGGCTATTGCCTCGGTGCCCCTCCCCGAAAGATACTCGTCGAAAACCCGCCTTACGATAACAGCTTCATCCGGCAGCAGGATGAACGTCCCGTTCACAAGGCGGTAGCCGAACAGCTTCCCGCTCCACGGCCTGCCCTGCTCGAAATTCCGTTTGATGCGCCATTTTTGATTCTCGCTTGCGGAAAGGCTCTCCTCCTGCGCGAACGAGGCAAGGATTTGCTAAAGGGCGAAGCGGCAAATGCTCCCGTATCTCCTCCTGCGCGAACGAGGCAAGGATGGTCAGCATCAGCTCTCCCTCGCTTGAGGCGGAGCGTATGTTCTGTTCTTCAAAGAAGACGTCGATCCCGAGACTCTTAAGCTCCCTGACCGTGCTGAGCAGCGTGACCGTGTTCCTCGCAAATCGGGATATGCTCTTTGTGATCACCACGTCGATTTCTCCGGCGCGGCATTTTGCGAGGAGCTTCTGAAACCCTTCCCTCGATTCTTTTGTTCCGGTCAGACCGTCGTCGGCGAATACCCCGGCGAAGCGCCAGCCGGAATGGGACTGTATGAGTCCGCTGTAATAGCTTATCTGCGCCGCGAGGGAATGCTGCATGGCGTCCTTCGAAGAGGATACCCTTGCGTATGCGGCGACGTTTTTAAGTCTTGGGAGCGGGGCTATCGCGTTCTTTTTCTCTATTCTGATCTCCATTTTGACCTCCTTTTGTATCAATAATCGGTATCCCATTAATCACTCTGAAGGCTCAAAAAGTCAAGTATTATATAGTAAAAATGCTCTTATCCACAAGTCCGCGCCGCTTACCGAGAGCTTCTGAAAGCTTCACCTTTTCGGCTGCTGTCAGCCCGTATTCCTTTTCGAGTTTCTCCAAAACAGAGCAAGCGAGATGATACAAAATCAGGCTGTCGGAATACCTTTGAGCGTCAGTTTCCATCGGCGGCCTCCTTCGATCTGTACCTGCGGTTCCAGTACCCCATACGGCATTTGTCAGAGCAGAACTTTTTTTGTTTTCTGCCCTCGTTCTGCCTGACGACCGCTCCGCAGAAAAGACAGCGCGGCTTGTCCGTCATGGGATGGCGGCGTATGTGGCTCTTGACCGTGTTGACGGATATGCCGAGCTTCTCCGCGATCATCGTCGGCGTATAACCCGCTCTGCGCAGAGCGTCGATTTCGATAGCTGTGTTATTGTTCATACGAAACACCTCCTTCAACTTACGGACAAAAAAGCCGTCCTTGTACAGGGCCTGAGTGAAAATATATCTTGACTTCCTTTTTGCTGTTCATAGAAAGCACCTCCTATAAGCAGTCCACGAGAAAGGCCAAAATTAAGCCTGCAAAATAAATATATAAAAATAGACCCCACCGAAGGTTATCCTCCGATGGGGGTATGCGTTACTCAGCCGTATAGAAGCCGCCGAGCGCGGCGATCGTCTTGGGTCCCGCTTTGCCGTCGACGGCGAGTCCCTTCGCCCTCTGAAAGGCTTTGACCTTGGAACGGGTGCTGCCGAAGTAGTTTCTGTTCTTCACGTTCAGCCCGCCTAAGCCGTTCTTTTCGAGGAGCTTCTTGAGCTCGCAGACGTCGTCGCCGACGCAGCCCCACTTGAGAACGCGGGTGAAGATGAACCTTCCCTCGCACTCTGCAACCTCCGCTTCCGTCCAGAAGGGCGGCCTGCCGAACGCGTTCCACGTGTTGCCGGAAAGCGGGAGCTGTACCACTCCGGCGTCGCGGCCTCTCGCCTCGATCACGTTGAGGTCGGTATCGGCGACATAGCCTATGTGGGTGGCTTTGCCGTCCTTGTTGACCTTGAACACGAAATCGCCGACGCGGAGCCTGTCCTTAGTCAGCTTTTCACACTTGTTGTAAAGCCCGTGAGCGGAAAGGTCGTAGCGGAGTATGCCCTTCACGTTCTGCAGCCAGTACATCCCAAGACCCGAGCAGTCGAACGCGCGGAGCACGTCGCCGAAGCCCGCCTCTACTTGCTTTCTCCAGAAAGCGATAGCCCTCTTCGCGTTGGTCTCGTTGGTCTCGCGGCTTCTGATCCACGCCTCGGTGATCGTATCGCCAAGCTGTCCCTGTGCTCCCCAGACGTAGATGGAATGGTTCTTTACCTGCTCATGTAGATGAGTGAGAAATTCCCTGAGCTTATTCGTCTTCAGCATTGTCTTCATCCTCCCTGTAAGTATCGTCATCATCCGGAGCGTCCGGCTCGATCGAATGGTCGTTTGTTTCCGTTATCGCTGTATCTTCCTTCTCCGCGCGGTCGTGCAGGAAATGGCGGGCATTGCGTCCCGACTGACGTAGTATCTTCCTTCTCCGCGCGGTCGTGCAGCTGCTCGAGCACGGCCTTCAGCTTTTTTGGGACGGGCAGACCGAGGTGCGCCGCGTTCTCAAGGAGCGATACTCCCTCGTTGGACAGATAGAAAAAGATCACCGCCGTCCGGAGGACTGAGCCGGAGCCGATGATCCTTGTGTCGAGTATGTGTCCTATCCCCACGAGAGCGAATATCAGTACCTTCTTGAATATCCCCTTGAAACCGATCGCTGAGCTGAGCTTTTTGTCGACTATCGCGCACATCACGCCTGTCACGTAGTCGATAACGACGAACGCTATCAGCGCGTAGAGAAGACCGTCGCAGCCGCCGAGGAACCAACCGAGCCAGCCCCCGACGGCGGAGAATATCACCTGCACGGTGATCCAGAATTCCTTCATTTCAAAATCCTCCTATTGATTTGTTAATTGATCCCAAATATCCGGAGTATGCTGCCTCCCTCCGAACCCATGGTGAGCGTTACCGTCGAACCGGAATATTTGAGCTGGAAGGTCTGCACGTCACTTCCGTCCGAATAGCAGTACGTCACGTTTGACGTGGTTATCGCGAGCTTCGGGACGAACACGGCGCATCTTGCCGTACCGCTTACCGTTGTTCCGATTATCGAGTACGCCTTATACGACGAATAGCTGAAGGTCGTGGTTCCGGTCGTAAGCGTCCCGTTATAAAGCGACGTCGCCTTAATGCCAAGGTTCGACCTCGCCGACGACGCGCTCGTTGCTCCGGTGCCGCCCTTCGCGACGGTTACGGCGGACGAGAGATTCGACGGCGCGAGGGATCCGGAGAACGACGCCGCCTTGACCTCGCCCGTGACCATCGCGCCTCCGTCGACGTGCAGAGCGACCTGCGGCTCGGCAATATTGATCCCGACCATGCCGCTTCGCAGCGATACGAGCGGGACCGCCTGCGGGAGCAGGAAGTAATGATCGAGCGTCCCTTCGAAATTGTCCGTCAGCTGAAGATGCACGTCAAACGAAGCCGACGCGCTGAGATCCATCAGCAGAGTCTCCGGCAGACTTACGGACGTTCCGCTCACAGAGAGAAAACGAAGCACGCTCTCAAACTGTCCGTAGGTATCCTGATCCGTCCTCTTGTATCTGTACTGCGCATAGGCTATGCCGTTCCGCTCAAGCCCGTCTATGTAAACCGATGAGATAGAGCCCGTGAAGCTCATGGAAACGTCCGCGGGACTGTGATCGTCCCTCGTGAGCGCGAACGCCGAAAGAGCCGGCCTCGTATGCGGATCGACCTTGATGGTCTCCGACAGCGAGACCGTGAATCCTCTCGAATCGGTGACGACGAGCCTGACCTCGGTGTATCCTGACATATTCAGCGTTCCGAGCTCAAGCGCTCCCGTCGTATGGCTCTCGGCGTACATATCACCGCAGAAGGCCGCGATCTTCGATATTGACGCTCCGTAAAGCGCCTTTACCCTCGACGGCGTTACCCTGAGCGTGGAAGCCCCCTGAACAAAGCCTTCTCCTCCCGTCAGCGTGGTCACGTCCGTGTTGGAGTCCGTTATGGTCATACCTTCGACTGTGGGAGCCGAAACGTTTTCCCTGACCGAGATCGTGACGGGTACCGAGGTCTCCGGCCCGACCTGTGAGCCGCTGAGATATGATTTCAGCTTTACTATCGCGTTCAGCTTTTTAAGGCCCGACATCGCGTTTTGTATTGTCGTGGTCTGAGCCGCGGTCAGCGATATCAGTCTTGACGCCGTTCCAGCCGACAGAGTAAGCCCCGTCTTCTGAACTATGACCGTTCCCGTCTCGTTACAGATCGAGACAGTATTGCTTAAGCGCGAATCGTTTATCGTTATGTTCGCGTAGAAGGACGCCGCCGATACGTCCGCGTTGAAAGCGTTCGCTCTGTTGATCTGCGACATCTTCTCCGTACTCGCGGACAGAGGCTTAGCTTCACCGTACACCTGATTCAGCGTCTTCCTCGCCGAGACGAGTATGCTGTATACCCGGTTCACGGTCAGTCCCGAGATCGTGAACGTCTTATTCGATCCCGCCCCCTGAACCTGCGTCCAGTTCTCCGCGTTATCGAGCCTGTACCTCCATACGTCGCAGGAGGCTGACGCCGACGCCGATACCGTCACGCTGCCGGCTGTCACCTCCGTGACGTTTGCGGTAATTACGGGAGCGGCTCTGTCAATGGTATCGAGCGTTACGGTGTCCGACGCGCTTATCGCCACGACGGATACGCTTCCCACCGACGTGTTGCACGGCCACGTGCAGGCGAGAACGACGCCGGTCTTCGAGCCGTCCTCCTCGTGATCTATCCTGACCGTCTTCTCCTTCAGGAGCCTCGTTTTCACTCCCTTGTTCTGATCGGTAAAGCCCTCCGTCGAGAAGGTCTCGCTCACGCCGTTTATCGATATCGTCGCTCCGGTCACCGCTCCGATCGTGAGCTTTTTGTACCGTAGGCACATCCTCAGAGTGAGGTCGGAGTAGTTGCCGACGGTGTTCTGCACCGCCGACCACTCGCAGTAGAAACCGAAATTATCAGCCTCGTAATGAGAAAAGCTGCCGCTTAACGCCATATCCTCACCCCCTAAGTCAAAAGATAGATATCGGCTCCCGCCGAAGCCGTATCGCACGGTCGTATCAGGATCTTCCCGACCATTAGATCGCTTACGATCTCCGCGTTCTTAGCCGAAATGCCGGTATCCGAAACGGCAAAAACAGTCTCTTCATCCTTCGCGACGGAAACCTCGTTATGCTTAACCTTCGTTTCTCTGCCGTCCCCGTCGTCGAGGCTCAGCCCGCTTCCGTCAGCCTTTATGCCCTCGCCGTAATGCTCGCCCGGCTTAGGTGCCCAGCCGCGCGGCTTTGTGCCGACAGACAGCATGAAGTCCGCGACGCTGATCTCGGCGTGAGCCGTCTCGACCGAGATCGTGATAACGCCGTCGGGTATCGAGTCGACAATGTAGGAAACCGTGTACCAGTTCCTCTGCTTCAGCAGCTCCTCGACAAGTACGGTGTTGCCGCTTATGGTCAGATTCGCGTATCCCGTTCCGTCCATCGAGGGCTTTTGCGCTCTGAACGAAAAGACGTAGGGCGTATCCGCAAGAAGCCCCGTCACGGTCACAGATATTCCCGAGCCGTCCCCGATGACGAGGCACGTCCCGGAGGCCGTGCACGCGATCGTGTCGGTAGTCCTCTCGGTATGAACGGTACCCGATACAGTCCAGCCCTCCGTTCCGTTCAGAAACGCGGAGTTCGGTATCACGTTCATGCCGGGGTGAAAAGCGTTCTTGCTCTCGGCGGTAAGGACGCTCACGTCCTCCGAGATATCCTCTATGTCCTCTTCGAGAGAAGCGACAGCCGCTTCAAGTCCGTCGACCCTTTCGTTCACCGCCTGTATGCTCTCGTTCTCCGTACCCGAATAAAGACCGAGCTCCATGAGCGCGTCACGGAGCTCGTCGTTCTTTACCCTTATCGCGTCGACGGCGGCGAGTATTTTCGATATGCCGTTCTGCTGTTCCCACTCCGTGCCGTTCCACACATTTGTCACGGGAGGCGAGACGGAGATATCGATCCACAGCTGACCGGTTATGGGATCGGCTGGAGGCGTTTCCGAGGGCGTCGCGTCGTGCAGGTCCTTTATGCAGAACTGAGCCATCGAACGCATTGCCGTACCTCCTCAGACTTCCGCTATCACGACGAAGGTGGCCTTTGTGTCGACGTCGGAGTTGGACACGGAGAGCGTCTTGCCGGTCTTCGAGCCGGAGGTGCCCCAGGTCGTGTCGATGGTTCCGTTCTGATCGTACTTCGTCCATGTGTAGGTCCCGTTGCCCGCGCTGTCGATCTCCACTCCCGCCTGATAGCAGACCGCCGTAAGCGTGGTCGAGCCGAGTCCGTTCTTAAAAATGTCGCCGCCGGTCGAGGTTATGACTATCTGAATCGGGTCGGAGTTGTCGATGAAGGTCGCGACGTCGTAGAACTTCGAGTTGTACGTCGCCGACGCGGAGTCCGTGTCCTTCGCGCTGCACCTGATGACCGCATAGCTTTCGACGGCCGCCGCGTAGATAGTGAGCGTGTTGGTGGTCGTTCCGGAATACATGCCGGTCGTATCCGACAGCTTCTTCCAGCCGGTGCCGAAATCAGCGTCATAGCCGGACGATGAGGACGAGGTGACCGACGGATCCATTACCGCCCACTTGTAGGTGACGTTGGTGGTGTCGACCGTCGAGCCGCGCCACAGCTCCGCCTTTGCCGTAAGCGTAGGAACGAGCGTGTTTTTAAACACATTTCCATTCGGGGTCGTTACGAGAAGGTCGACGATACCGGAGCCGTTGACCACTCGCGAGAAGGAGATGGAAAGCGGATGCGTGATGGAAAGGTTCGTGCTCGAATCCTTGTAGGTAATGACGCACTTGAAGTCCCCGCCATGACGTTGGCCTTTACGGTCAGGATATGGCTCTTTGCGCCGGAGAGCGTGAAGTTGCCCGTCGATGTGATCGCTGTGGTCGAGGTGCCCTGATACCATTTGACGGACGTGACGTTCGCCGAGGTGATCTTGTCGGTCGTGTCGCCTATGACGTACAGACTCGGCGTCAGCACCAGATTGGTCGTCGCCCAGTTGGGCGAGTAGGAGCCGTTGTCCGGGTTGTACATCTGCGTTTTCGGATGATTGCTGCCTATGTAGCCGGTCAGCGTCAGCGCGTCGTTGTAGTCGATGATCGTGATTTGTCCCTGAGCTCTGCTCATTGTAAAAAATCCTCCTGATATGGTGTATTTGTCAGCCAAGAAGGCTCTGTCTTGTGGTCGTATCGATAAGGTCGCAGAAGAAGGTCGCCCTTCTCGTCACGTCGTCGGAGGTGACCGTTATCGACTTCGTCCCTCCGTAATGGTCGTGATTCCACTGCGCGTCGGCCTCGTGATCGTCCGACACCCGCGTCCAGATGAACTGATTGGGATCGAGCTCGTCGGTCACGTCGTCGTCCCAAGAGAATACCGTCGCGGAGAGTACGGTCGAGATATCGCTGTTCTTGAATATATTCCCGTTCGACGAGGAGATGACGAGGCGGTACATACGCCTGCTGCAGATATCGTCGATCCTGCCGCCCATCTCGTGGAGTATGGGCATCACTATTCCCGGAAGGCGGAATATCGTCCGGATTATGTGCGCCGTTTTGAGCTCAAGGCTGTTGACGCTCGAAATCAGGCTCTGACGCGCCTTGCCGAGAGAAACTGAAACGTACTTCTCCGCGAGGGTATCGTAAACGGTCTTGATTACCTTCGTCTTGACCGCGATCCCGAGCTCCGCGTGGCGGATGGTCACGACGTCGCAGAGGGAAACGTGCTCCAGTACGTCCGAGTATCCGGGTCTGTTCCTCAGAGGCTCGAACGCCACGGTAATGACCGCCTCGCTCCTTCCGAGGGGGTTGCTCTCGAGCCACGCCTCGGCCTTTGTCCTCAGCGCGTCGGGAGTTATCGTCGTTCCGAACTCGAACTGATCGGAGAAGTCCTTTATCAGCGTCCTTCTATGGGAATCGACGTTGATAAAGCCGTCCGTTATCAGCCTGTTCGGGATCGTCACTACCGTCTCGTTTCCGTCCTCGTCGGTCATTACGGCATAGGGATAGAGGTCGGTGTAGCAGTCGGACGCGTCCGCGTCGTGATCGAGGCTCGTGAGGTTTTTGGAATACTCGACCACGACTCCCGTTTCCGAGCCTCTGTGCCTGTGATGCTTTACCGTGAAATTGTCCCACTCGTACTCGCCGCCCCACACGTCGAGCACCGATCCGGAGACTCCTCCGAGACAGGCTCTGACGCTTTGGGGCTTCTGAACGGAGAACGCCTTTTCCGTGTCGTACTCGGTCTGATACGAAAAGCGGCACGGGGTAGCCGTGTTGTGGAAGAGATTGTGAAATACATTTATCGGCGATATGCACGGATCGCTCCACGGTATGACGGCAATTGCGGAAAGGTCATACGAAATATGAGCGGCGTAAACGGTGACTATCCCGCCGAGGGGAGTGGTCACGCGGTATATGCGGAAGAGCTGAAGGCCGGAGGTCTCGTTCGCTCTGACCTTCAGTATCATTCCGGAGATCAGCTCGGGATACATCCTGCCCTTCGAGGGGTATTTGAGCACGAGCTCATACGCGCCGTTCCGCTCCTCGGTGACCTGGCAGTACGTGCATTCGGCAAGTGCGCCTATTCCAAAGGACGTGAAGACGGTCTCCTCCTCGTCGTAAAGCACGGGTATCACAGCGTCACCCACCTCGGAGTGACCTCCATGGAAGCGACAGCTCCCGAGAAGCTGACCGTGGTCGCTCCCGGCTCAAAGACCGGGAAGCCGTCACCCTCCAGCCTGTCGTTGGCGATCGCTCCGTCCACGGTCACGATCATCTCCGCGCTGTCTATGTCGAGTCTTCCGTTGACGCCGTTGATCGTCCACTCCTTTTCCTCGCCTCCGTGTGTGAATTTGACAGTTCCCGATCTTCCCGCTCCGATGACCGTAACGAAAGGCTTGGCGGTAAACGGATACGGATTCACGAAACGCATCGCCACCGAGAACGTTCTCTTTTCCGTTCCGCTCAAAAGGTATCTGTAGGGAAGACATGAGAACGAGACCGTGAACCTGCCTATCCTGTTCACCTCCTGAGTTATATCGAGCTGCGTGTTTATCACAGCCATGCGGTACGCCTCGGTATCCTCGCTGTCACGAAGCTCGTGATACCTGTCGGGCTCGGTGTAGAGCCACGCCTTGACCGCCGTCATCTTCTCCGTGAGCTCCGCCATGCTTAGAGCCGGCACGAAGACCGTGTACGTTATCTGTACGTTTGAGAACCTCCTGTTCGGGTTGATCAGCTCTCCGTCCCTGCCGGGAACCGCTATGAACTCCGCGTCGTACTTCGGAGCTCCGAATACGTTCCTCGACTCGACCTTTATGCCCATCGAGTCGGAACGGACGCCGTTGTACTGAAACCAGCCGCTTGTTATCCTTGTCTGCGTCATGCGAACACCTCCTGCTGCCTGCGGATGAAGGAGCCGGCGGTCGCCATTATCTCGTTTGTGAGCTGCTCCAGATCCGCCGTCGAATAGTTATTGAAAGTTGAAATATTGAGCTGAAGCGTAAAACCTCCCGAAGAAGCGGTCTTTCCGCTCACTCCCGCGAGGCTTCCGTTCACGCTGAACTTAGCGGGCACAGCCGCCGTCATGTCCTTTGCGAGATCGTTCATTACGCCGTTTATCTCTCCGGACAGATCCTCGGCGGCGTCTATCGCCTCGTCTCCGTTCTCCTCGATGGAGCCGGCGAGACCCTTTACCATCATCTCGCCCGCCCAGGCGAATTTACGGGACGGGGAGTGTATGCCGAAGAAGTCAAGTATGCCGTTCCAAAGATCCGAAGCCCACGAGGAGACCTTGTTCCATATCCACGAGGCGAGACCCTTTATGCCCTCCCAAAGACCTTTGACGATATTGCCGCCGACCTCGACGATCTTGCCCATCAGATTCCCGAAGGCGTTGACTATGCCCTCGATTATCTGAGGTACGGCCTTGACTATCTCGGCGATTATCACGGGAAGGTTCGAGACGAGCGAAACGAGAAGATCTATTCCCGCCTGTATTATGAGCGGGATATTGTCCATCAGAGCGTCCAGTATGCCGCCTATGATCTCCGGAATGGCGTTGACTATCGTGACGATTATCGTCGGCAGCGCCTGAACGAGGGAGATTAGCAGATTAATGCCTGCCTGAATGATCTGCGGGATAGCTCCGAGGACGGCCTTCAGTATGCCGTCGATTATCTGCGGGATGGCCGCGACTATCGCCGCGATTATCGTGGGCAGAGCGTCGACCAGCGAGGTCAGAAGCTGTATTCCCGTGTCGATTATCTGCGGGATAGCGTCCAATATGAAGTTGATTATTGACAGTATCAGCTCGGGGAGCGCCTCTATGAGAACTGGGATAGCCTCGAGTATGCCCTGAGCGAGTCCCTGCACGAGCTGAAGCGCGGCGTCAAGGATCATCGGCAGGCTGTCGATAAGCGTCTGCACTATCTGCACTACCAGAGCGACTATCTGCGGTATCAGCGTCGGGAGCGCCTCGGCTATGCCCGTGATGAGAGAAGCGACCACCTGCATACCGGTTTCTATGATACTCGGCAGAAGATCGACGAGTGCGGAAACGATCTCAAGCACCACCTCTAAAACGACGGGAAGCAGCTCGGGTATCGCCGTGAGAATTCCGTCCGCCAGCGCCTTGATTATCTCCGGTGCGCTCTTCAGCACCGCCTGAGCTATGCTCAGAACGAGCTGAATCACCTGCGGTATCATTCCAGTTATCGAGGCGATGACGCTCTTCGCGCCATTTTCGATCTGTTCTCCGGCGTTGTCGTTTCCGGCGACGAGGTCGGAAAACCCGTCGAGTATCGTCGAGATACCGGGGAGCAGGTCTCCGATCATTCTGTTCTTCAGACCGCCCATCGTGCCGTTGAGCCTCGACAGGCTGTCCTCGAACGAAGCGGCTGCCGCCACGGTGTCGTTCGACATTATCATGCCGTAGTCGTGGGCCTCCTGCTTCAGCGCGTTCGTCTCCTCGGCGGTCATATTGAGCACCGCCGCCATGTCCGTCGCGCTCTTGCCTAAGAGGTCGTTAGCCGCAGCGGTCCTTTCGGCCCCTGCCTCCATGTCCTGGAGAGCGGCGATGACTATCGACAGCTGCTCGTCCTGACTCTTGCCGTTGAGATCCTCAATGCTGAGACCCACGGCTTCGAGCTTTGCCGCCGCTGAAGCAGAGCCGCTTGCCGCGTCCGCTATGACTCCCGACAGCTTTTTCATGCCGTTTTGGAGTCCGTTCACGTCCGCGCCGGAACGCTCGAATACGTAGCTCCACTCCTGAAAAGATTCCGCCGAGATGCCGATCTTCTGACTGGTCTTGTCTATCTCGTCTCCGGCGGAGGCGACGTCGTTAGCCATGTCCCACAGCTGCTTGCCGGCAGCGATAGCAGCCGCTCCTATCGCAACGACCGAAGCCGCCATCGCCGCTCCGACCTTGCCGGCGATATCCGCGGCCTTCTGAAACTTGCCTCCGGCGTCCTTCGACTGATCGCCCGCCTTGTCGATCTCTATGCCGAACTGCTTTGCTTCCTTGCCGGCTTCGTCAAGATTACTCTCCGCGCTGTCGAGGGCCTTGTTGTTCTCCCCGAGTTCACGCTCCATGCCGTTCAGTTCGGCCTGCGCCTTATTGAGCTGTATCTGCCAGTTCTGCGTTCTGCGGTCGTTTTCGCCGAATGAAGAAGCGGCGTTGTCAAGCGCCGCCCTCAATGTTTCTATCTTCTGTTTCTGAGCCTCGATCTCCCGGTTCAGCACCTCGTTCCTCGACGTCAGCGCCTGAACCGAGCGGTCGTTTTTTTCGAACTGCGAGGAGACGAGCGTCATCTCGCTCCCAAGCACCTTGAAGGAGGCGTTGATGTCCGACAGCGCCTTTTTGAACTCGCGTTCGCCCTCAAGACCTATTCGTAAACCGAAATTCTCGGACAATCCGTTCGCCTCCTTTCATTCGGAATCAAATAAAAAAGCCCCCAAAAAGATAAAAGAAAAGAGCCGTGGGTGCGGCTCCATTCATCCCGATAAACGGGAATTTGTCACTCAACTTCGTACCGATACCCATCCGTAATTCGAAGATATGCTCGGATATGTTCGTCGAGAGGACGTTCGATAATCCCGGATTTGTTGTTTACATTTCCTTCTGCAGCAAGGATCGTACGTTCCCGTTTCTCAAGAACAATCCCAATATGGTCGTGCTCTTTGTTTTCGAAGACTCTGTCATAAATAACAATGTCTCCCGCTTCCGGAATAAATCCTTTTACGCCTTTATGGTATTCGATCCGCTGATCGCCTATGGCAAACTCCTCCCACCCAAGGCATGCTGCCAGATGGCAGGTTTTACATTCCCTTGGTCTATACGGAATCACGAATCCGGCTTCCGTGCAGCAATAATAGACGAACGCCGCACACCATAGGCCATCTGCATCCTTTAGGTTCCATGTTGGAAACAATCGAACGATCGGCGTCAGATTAGACGCCATCCCATCAACGGCTCCGTGAAACGGAAGCTTGCCCTTCTCCTTTGCAACCAAGGCCAGCTTTTCTCTTGTTGCTTTTTCCATACATGCCTTTCTAAATCACGATTTGTAGATATGCTCATTATAACAGCCCATGAAGGAAAGCACAATAACAACCTACAGAACAGATAGAAAAATCATATCCCGTCGGGGATGATCTCGTCTATGAAACGCTCCCTCTTCGGCTTCGTTATCCCGTTATACTGCAGGTGGCATTCCCAAAGGTCGAGGAGCAGTCCGAACGGAGTCGCCCACACCTCGTCCTGTGAAAGATGAAGGTGGGCGACGCCGAAATAAAGAAGCCGGGTAAAAAGCTCCCCGTCGGTTACTCGGCCTCCGGGTTTTTTGGGTCGGCCTCGCTCTCGACGTTCCGCTTCATGCCCTTCATCATCGCCTCGGTGATAGCGTCCTTGTAGGAGGCAAGATCGGAGGGAACGGTCAGAAGCTCAACGTCCTCCTCGGTGAGCAGGGGCTTGGGGTTATCCCTGTTTCTCAGGTTGTGGATCATTATGCTCTGATTGGCGAGGACTGTGATCAGCCACGTTATCTCGCCGATCGCCATCTCAAAGTTCTCGCTTTTCAGGAGCTTGTCCCCGAGATTCTGAAGACCGCCGTAGCGTCCGGCTATCTCCTTCGTGGCGCGGGTGGTGAGCATCAGCTCGTATTCCTCGCCGCCTATGATTATCCTTGAAGCTCTCTCGTTATCCATCAGCTGTTGCCTCCCGCGTTATTGGACGCCGCCACAGGCTCGTACACCTGTGTGAACCAGGTCGTTACCGCTTCCTTCGCTTCCGTGCTGCCGTCGTCGGTAAACTCGGCCTTCCACGGATGCTTGCCGAAGGCGTCGACCTTGTTTCTTCTCGATACCGCGCCCTCGATGGTCGGAGTCGAGAAGGTGATGGAATCGCCCTTTGTGGTGAGATTGGTAGCGGGAATGCCGAACTTCACGCGGTAGAGCCAGTAATAGCGGTATCTGCCGTTCGACATCTTCGCTCTGAATCCGACAGCTACGGGATCTCCGCCGTCCTCAGCGGATGAGATGACGACTCCGTTCGCGTCAACGGTCGTTCCGGTAAGGTCCGCGGCTACTGCCGCGCCGATATCGTCCACGCCGAGCGACAGGGAGCCGGATTTGAACTCCTTGACTATCTCGCTCGTGCCGTCGTCCGCGTACAGCGCGGCCTCGTTCAGCTCGACCGAGATCTCGGCCGTCATGGCTTTCGCGAGGACGGCGGGAGTACCGTAGGTTTCGATACCGGCAGCGTCCTCGGTGATCTTTGCGTAGTAAAGTTTATCAAGACCTATCGTGGCCATTATTCTTCCTCCAGTTCAAATTCATATTGTTTCGCCGTATCGACGGCGTAGTTGTGATAGCCCGTTTCCGTATCGAAGCCGACGTATCTCCTGTCCGTGACGGTAAAGCCGTTTGTGACGAGAAGCCTGACGAGCCGGTTCTTTATCGCCGTATAGCTCCCCTTTGTGAAAAGGGATATCCTGACCTCCTGCACGTCCATGCCGGGGGTATCGTCCGCGTGAAGGTCGAACACGTCCGTCAGCGGGGTGATCACCATGTATTCGGCCGGAGCCTCTTCGGAGAATATCCCCGTTTCGACGGGTACGCCGAAGTCCGACAGCATCGAGTTAAGCTCTTCCAAAATGCTCATTGCTTAAATTCATCCTCCAGCGCTCTCTTCATCGCTTCCATGCACGCCGATTTCGACGCGGTCTTCGCGGGCTTAAGAAACGGCTTAGGCGGCTGACCGTGCTTTCCGTATTCGAGCACGTTCGCGATCTTCGCGTTCGAGTCTCCGTCCCGCCTCGGTTCAGCAAAGCCGATTTTGATATCGTAGTCGCCGTCGCGGTTTACCCTTACGGTCGTCACGCCGAGAGCGGAAACGAGTTCGCCGGTCGATCTTGAGGGGAACTGCGTATCCCGTCCGACGGTCCCGATAAGGTTCTGCCTGACCTTTTCGACAACGACCTCCGCTCCGGCGTTCAACACGCGGTCGGCAATCTCTGCCTCGTCACGCTCGATCTGAGCGAGTCTGTCGAGGAACTCCTCGGGGAGTTTAAAGTCCGCTTTTGCCATTTGAAGCCACCGCCTTTTTTGCGAGGACCTCGAGGTACATTTTCCGTCCCTTCACGTCCTCGACCGAAAGTATCTCGAACCGCTCACTGTCGCAGACGAGTATCTGGCCCGTCAGAACGGAAACGCTTGGCAGCGCCCGAAAACGGAACAAATCCGTCGCCTCGGAGAAAGCGGCGAGATTCGCCCATCTAACGGAGCCGTGCCGACCCTCCCGGTAACAGCGGAAGGAAGCGAGGACGGCTTCTGTCTTTGAAGCAAAGCCCTCGGAATCCTTAATGCTACGTATCTCTGTCAGCTGAGCGAACCGGTTCATTCTTCCGAAGCTCATACCTGCCACCTCCTGTCAAGGCGGAGCAGGAGATTCACCGTGTTCCACGTCTGCTGAGCAGCCTGCGGATTGTCAGAGAAGAATCCCGCCGTCGAGCCGTCCCTCGATTCATAGAAATGGGACGCCAGCATTATCACGGCCTGCTCCGTCGTCGCCGGCATAGTATGGGAGGAATAATATCCCTCCTCGATATGCTGATAGCTTTCGGCGTAGGCGAGGGCGGCGGCGATATAGCTCTCAAGAAGAGCGTCGTCAGCCGAATGTTCGAGTATGAGGTTTGCCTTGACCTTTTCAAGCAGAGTTTCCATCGCCGCCTCCTTTCATGTTAACTGCCGGCTTCCATGAGACCGGCGGATACGAGTTTTCCGATCAGGGCGTTGAGATCGTCCTTGAGCCCCGAAACGGTCGTCGCGGTAGACTCCGCCTGATTCGCGGCACTGGGAAGGCCGGAGTTATCCGCGCCCTCCTCAAGGATGAGCCTGCCGCCGTTCTTTATCACCAGCTCGCCGCCGATGACGGTCCTTTCGCCGCCCTGCTCGGTGTAGTTCTTCGAGTTATAGCTCATGCGTATACCTCCTCATCAGGCGTGCTGCTGAAGCACCTTGATAGCCTCGGGAAGCACGGTCTTGCCGTCGAGACGCTTGGAGGCGAGGAAGCCTACCTGACCGTTGCCGGCGTAGAGCTCGTTGAGCCTGCGGAAGGTAATGCCCTCGCGGTCGCCGATCCAGTAGTAGTTGAGGTCGCCGAAGAGCACAGACTTCGCGCCTGCCGCAACGGCGGGAGCGTAGGGCGAGGTGAAATAGGGCCTGCCAAGGATGGTGTTCGCTTCGCCGTCCTTAAGCGCGGGCTGCCAGAGGTACTGACCGGAGCCGTCCTTGAGCTTCCTGATGATCTTCATGGTGGAGTCGTTAAGCACCCACACCGCGTTCTTGCGGTAGGGAGCCTTAAGGCTGTAATAGAGATCGATGAGCTCGTCCGCGGTGATGGTCGAGGCGGAGGCGGCCGTTACGCCGACCTGACCGCCGCCGGTCGCGTTGAGAATGCCGGTAGGCTTGTTCGTGCCGTTGCCGACGAGGAAGGCTTCCTCCTCCTTATCGCCGATCCTTCTTACGAACTCGGCGCGGATATAGCTCTCGAGGTCGAACGCGGCATCCGCGAGAAGCTCCTCGGATACCTTGATGAGGGTGCCGACCTTGTGGGCGTCGAGCTGTACCTGACCGAAGGAATCGTCGCTCGGGGTGAAAGCGCCCTCCTCCTCGATCCATGCGGCGGTGCCGTTGGACGCTACGACGGGGATCTTGTGGGAACCCGAAGAGGTGGTGAAGACGTGAGCGTTCGCCCTGATGACGTTCGCCAGCTTAAGTCCGGCGATGAGGCTCTTCTCGAACTCATCGGGGACGAGATAGCCGCCCTCGGAATCCGTGCCGACCTGCAGAGCGTTCTTCATCTCGGGAGTGAGCCTGTCCTTGTGCCTCGTCACGTTCCAGAACGCGTTTTTGTACTCGTCCGAAGCTCTGCCGGTCCTGGTCTCAGCCTTCGCGGGCTGTTCGGGCTTCTCCGTAATCGGAGCGGAAACGGGAAGCGAGAGCTTCGCGTCCATTGCCTCAAGACGCTCCATGCGGGAGATCTCGTTGCCGAGAGCGGTGATCTCGTTCTCCATACGGGTGTAGGCGGCGTCGTCCTCAGCGGAGAGTACGCCGTTGTCATTGCGGTTCGACTCGAGGAAGGCCCTCGCGGCCGCAAGCTTCTGCGCGCGCTTCTGGCGCAGTTCGTTGATAGTCATACTTTTATCCTCCTGATATTAGTTTTCGAGTAAAGATAAACGCTCCATCAGCGATTTGACAGAGCGTCCTGCAGGTTCATCGGGTTTGTTCTCGGTTACGGTCATAGGCTTTTTCTTTATCCTGCATCTTTCGGCTATCTTACCCATGAGCGAGTTCGCGACAGCCGTTTCGGAGAACAGCTCCGATACCTGCGGCTGATCGTCCTCGTCATACCGCTCCTCGCGGGAGAGAATGCCGTCGATAAAGCCGAGCTCAATCGCCTTGTTCGCGTTCATCCAGGTTGTGGCGTCCATGAGGCGGGAGATTTTCGCGCGGCTCATGCCGGTCTTGATCTCGTAGGCGTTCATGATGGACTCCTTGACCTCGCCGAGCATCTCTATGGCGTCCGCCATATCCTCGGCGTCGCCTATGGCGATTGTCACGGGATTGTGGATCATCATCATGGATACCGGAGACATCAGCACCTTCGTTCCAGCCATGGCGATGACCGACGCCGCGCTTGCGGCAATGCCGTCGATCTTGACCGTGACGTTTCCCTTGTAGTCGATCAGCATGTTGTAGATCTGTGCGGCCGCTACGCAGTCGCCTCCGGGCGAGTTAATCCATACGACGATATCGCCGTCTCCCGCGTTCAGCTCCTCTTTGAAAAGAGCCGGAGTGATGTCGTCGTCAAACCAGCTTTCTTCCGCTATGGTGCCGTTCAGGAACAGGACTCTTTCCGCCTGAGGGATCCCCTCCGCCGGACCCGTCTCCGTCAGATCCTTCCATTTCCAAAACCTCTTCATCGGTTTCCTCCTTCTGTGAATTGTCCTTGGCAAAAGCCCCGGCGTTCGCCATGGGAAGCATATTGCCGTTTATCAGATACAGATCGCCGCCCTCCTCGGGAGGGATGCGGTCCATGTTTTCAAGCTCTCTTATATCGTTCGCGCTCATCCAGCCGTTTTGACGGGCAGTAGCGTAGCCGCTCATTCGGGAGGCGTAGTCGCCGCGGAGCAGTCCCTCGACGTTGAACTTGACAAAATACATTCTCTTCTCCTCGGAGGTGAAAAGCGTCCTTTGAATCGACTGCTCCCACCTTACGACCCAAGGATCGAGGGTGTATTTCACAAACTCAAGCGACTGCTGCTCGATATTGGAAAACGAGGATTTTTCGAGGTCCGCGAGCATATGAGGCGGAACCCTGAAGATCCTCGCGATCTCATTGATTTGAAACTTCCTCGTTTCAAGGAACTGCGCCTGCTCCGGGGCTATGGATATGGGCGTGTATTTCATCCCCTCCTCAAACACTGCGATCTTGCCCGAGTTCTGTGAGCCGCCGAACTGACTCTGCCACGCTTCGCGCACCCTTTGCGGATCCTTTATCGTGCTCGGATGCTCAAGTACGCCCGACGGAGCCGCTCCGTTCGCGAAAAACTTTGAGCCGAACTCCTCGGTCGCCATGCTCAAGCCTATGGCGTTCTTCGCCATGGCTATGGGCGAGTATCCGACAAGCCCATCGAAGCCGAGACCGGGGATATGCAGCACGTCATACGGACGGAGCACGACCGACTCGTTTCTGCCGCCCGCCTCGTCGGAGGTCTTGAAGTACTGATAGTAGAGCCGTCCGTTTTCATCCCTCTCGACGCTCATCCTGTTGGGCATGAGAGGATACAGAGCTATGACCTCACCCCTGCCGTTTCTTATGACCTGCGCATACGCGTTGCCGAAGAGCAGAAGATGCGTCATGAGCGTCTCGCGGAATACGAAGGAGCTCATTTCCGGATTCGGCTCATCGTGCAGTATGAGATAAAGCGGATGATCTATCGCTTTTTCTTTACCGCCGTCGGGCTTGTACCGGTAGAGATGAAGCGGCAGTCCCGCAATCGCCTCCGACAGGATACGGACGCAGGCGTACACCGCTGTCATCTGCATTGCCGATCGTTCGGTGACAGTCTTGCCGGATGTGGTGCTGCCCATGAGGAAGGTATAGCCGGAGCCGACGACACGGTTTTTGGGCTTGTCCCGAGCCTTGAATATGTTCTTTATGATACCCAAATCTTTTTCTCCTTCCGTTGATTTCGGTATTGACAGCACAGTCATTTGACTGTATAATTCTTACAGTCAAATGACTGTGAATCTTGTGGAGGTATTATTATGGAATTCATTGATCTCGACGACTTCCAGATCGCGCATTTGGAAGAAAAAGGTATCCTCAGAAAAAGGCGCGTCATCCTCGGGCTGACTCAGCGCGAGGTAGCTGAGAGGGCGAACATCCCTCTTCAGAGCTATCAGAACTTTGAAAGCGGAAAGAGAAAGCTCAATCGGGCTTCGTTCGATATTGCCTGCAGAGTTATTTCTGCTTTGGAGATGGATATCGCCGCTTATTATCGCGGAGAGTATTCGATCGGAGAGGAGATTTATTCTTCTCCCGAAGGATTCCGTTTCAAAAAGACAGGAAAGCTCATCGACGAGGATGTTGAGGAAGAATCGTCAGATAAAGAGTAATCCTCTTGTATCGTAAACGCTCTCGGTCGTATCGTTGCCGCACCTGATCGCCCGGTCAAGCGCCATTATCGTGGCAATCGCTCCGTCGATCTTCTCGGTGCTCTTTTCCTTGTCCGCCTTGATGTTCCCGGCGGGATCGGTGCGGATGAAAATGTTATCCATCATCCACCTGAGAACGGGATGCCCGCCGTGAGCGATCCGCTTCTCAAGGACGAGCTTCATCAGCTCCTTGGTAGGCGGACTCATATCCTTGAAGCCCTGCCCGAAAGGCACGACCGTAAAGCCCATACACTCGAGGTTCTGCACCATCTGCACCGCGCCCCAGCGGTCGAAGGCGATCTCTCGGATATTGAAACGCTCTCCGAGCCGTTCGATGAACTTCTCAATGTATCCGTAGTGAACGACGTTGCCCTCGGTCGTCATTACGAAGCCCTGCCGCGCCCACACGTCATACGGAACGTGGTCTCTGTTCACCCTTAACGGAACTGTTTCTTCAGGAAGCCAGAAATAAGGCAGTATGCTGTATCTTCCGTCGTCATCCTCCGGCGGGAACACGAGCACGAACGCAGTGATATCAGTCGTAGAAGAGAGGTCAAGTCCGCCGTAGCAGATCCGACCCTCGAGATCGTCCTCATTCGCGGGAAAAGCGCATGCGTCCCACTTGTCCATCGGCATCCAGCGGATGCTTTGCTTCACCCATTGATTAAGCCTCAACTGACGGAAAGCGTTCTCCTCGCCGGGATTCTGCTTCGCAGATTCACACGCCGCTTTGACCTTGTCGATCCCGACCGTAATGCCGAGCGAAGGGTTCGCCTTCTTCCACACCTTGGGATCAGTCCAGTCCTCGTTCTCGTCCGCGCCGTAGATAACGGAATAGAAGGTCGGATCGATCTTCCGGCCTTCCTGTATGTCAATCGCTTTCTGATGCACCTCGTAGCAGATGGAGTTGGTATCGTTTCCAGCCGTCGTTATGAGGAAATACAGCGGCTGCATCCTCGCGTCTCCGGAGCCCTGGAGCATAACGTCGAAGAGCTTCCGGTTGGGCTGCGTGTGCAGCTCGTCGAAAATGACGCCGTGGGTGTTGAAGCCGTGCTTGTTTGCGACGTCCGCCGAAAGCACCTGATACGAGGAGTTCGTCGGCTTATACACGAGCTTCTTTTGTGACTCCAGTATCTTCACCCTTTTGGAGAGCGCCGGACAGAGCTTTACCATATCGACCGCGACGTCAAATACGATCTTCGCCTGATTGCGGTCTGCCGCGCAGCCATAGACCTCGGCGCGTTCCTCGCCGTCGCCGCAGGTGAGGAGAAGCGCTATCGCCGCGGCAAGCTCGCTCTTTCCCTGTTTTTTCGGGATCTCCACGTAGGCGGTATTGAACTGCCGGTAGCCGTTCTCCTTAAGAACTCCGAAAAGATCGCGCACGATCCGCTCCTGCCAGTCGATGAGCTCAAAGGGTTTACCCGCCCACGTGCCCTTTGTGTGGCAGAGCGACTCGATGAACATGACGGCGTAGTCGGCCGCCTCTTTATCGTAGTGCGAGGTCTTCGCCATGAACCGCGTCGGCTCGTACTTCTTCAGTTTTCTCAAGACTGCCTCCTTTCCGGGCAACAAAAAAGCCGCCCTTCAAAGCAACCGTCAAATTGTTTATGTACGAGAGGAAGAGCCTCTCGGCTCAAGCTCCCGGCGGTTATCTTAGTTGTAGGTTACGGGAGGCGGCGGAAGGAGCTTGTATCCTTCCCTCAAAAGCTTTTTGTAAAGCTCGTTGCCTTTCTCCGGGGTGACAGTGTCCGCCATTATGACCACACAGCCTCCGCTCCTGCGCTCCTGAATGCCCGTCACCGTGCATTCGCCGTCGTCGTACTTTACGAAGCTGTAGGTGCGCTCAAGCCCGCGGCTGTCCTTCTTCCTCAGCGTTCTTTCCACCTTCATGGTCTTACCCTCCGGCTTACTGCCTCATCGCCCAGGCGATCGCGTGACCGTCGTCGGTGAACTCGACTTCGCTTACCGCCCTCAGCCCAACCGTGCTTTCGCAGGTCGTGTCGTCGGTGAGGAACTCGTAGGTGGCTCCGAACCAGCAGGGCTTGTTTTTTCCGTTGTAGTAGTACCCGGCAACGAGCACCTTGTCGCCGAACGTCAGGGTCTTGCTCCAGCGGGTCTCGAGGTCTTCCGGGGTGGCGGGGTTCGGCAGCCTGAGCTTCTTCATTCCTTCGTTGATCGTCATGGTTTTGTACCTCCGTTTGTTTTCCTTTCGGTACTGTATATATCACTCTAAAGGCTCTGAAAGGCAAGCGTTTTTTGAATAATTATCTACATTTTTTAATTGTAGTTCAGCCCTCCCGGCGGCTTCAGTTGACCTTGAAGCGAATGCCGGGGATCTCGACCGTCTCGTCCCTGCCGAAACGGTCCTCCGTGCGGGCGATCGTGCAAAGCCCGGTCATCTCGCAGCCCTCGGCGGCGAACGCGTGAAGGTTCTCCATGACCGCTGTGCTCTGATTGGTGTAAACGAAGCTTTCGATCCCCGCCTTCCGGAGCGTCTCGATGAAGTCGTGCGTCTCCTTGTCCCAAAGGAAGTCATCCATCTCGAGCTCGTCTTCCTCGCGGTCGACCGTCACCCGCCAGGCCTGCAGGGCTTTGCTCTCGCCCCCGGCGAAGGGGTACCTCGCGGCTTGGTCCTCGGCGTACCAGGCTTCGAGCTCCCTGCTCTCCCAGCCGTAGGTATCGACGATCATCTGCTTGCGCGCGCTGCGCTCGTCTCTCGCCGCCCTCCAGTCGCGGACGGTCTTCATCATTGCTTCAAAGTATGCGTTGGTCTTCACGGTTTTGTACCTCCTTGTTTTTCGGTACTGTATATATCACTCTGAACGCCCTGAAAGTCAACTTATTTTTTGAAGAATTATCTACATTTTTTGATTGTAGTTGGACTTGGGGCAGGCCTTGTGTAAGCCCCTGTGCCGCCCTGTGCCGCGCCGGATCGTCCGGGGGACTGTCAGCCGTCGCGTCCGTTAACGAGGAACACGGCCCGACCGGGCCGCGTACAAAGCGGTTCGTTCAGCTCAGCGCCTTCTCGAAGGCCGCCTTTTCCTCGGCGGTGTAGATCTCCTCCCAGCTCCTCGCGGCGCCTTCGTCGTCCGTCCAGGTTCTTCCGAAGATGTAAATCAGCCGCTCTTTGCCGTCGAACCTCCGGCAGTCGCTCGTGATCGTCGCGGGGTGGAAGCCGAGCTCCGTGTAAAGCCCGTCGAGGGCTTTCTTGTATTCGGCGCCCCTGTCGAGCCTTATCGAAAGCAGCGTGCCGTAGGTGAGGGGGAAGCTCCTAACCGTCTTCCTGATGTAGTTGAACTCGTTTCTTTCTTCGCGGGTCATTGTCTTTTCCTCCGTTCGTCGTTTTCCTTCCGGTACTGTATATATCACTCTGAACGGTCTTAAAGTCAACTCATTTTTTGAAGAATTATCTACATTTTTTAGATGTAGTTGAGGTCATCCTTCGCCCGTCAGTATGAAGCGGACGTAGGAAGCGCGGTTCTCCTCGATGAATATGACGAGCTCGTACATCCCCCGGTCGTTCGCAAGCCGCTGCACGGCGTTAAGGTCGAACATATTGGTAAGCCCAGTGTCGCGGATCGCGAGGATCTGTTTCTTAACCTTTTCTGTCATTCGGCTCACGCACCTTTCTGACGGCGTCAACACCGTAAACCACTCCGAGCGATGAGCCGCAGTCCCACGCGACGTGGATCGTGCCTATATCGTCGACCGCGATGACCGTGCCTTGGGAGCCCGGCACAAGCGTCGTATTATACGGATCGTCCATGTGAACGAGCTCCACGCGGCAACCCGCCGGGTAAGCCTCCCTGAGGGCCTGCAAGCGTTCTTTCTTCAGTCCGAACATGGTTCTTCCTCCTTCGCCCTAGGGCTCTTAAAGGCCGACGAGCCTTCAAGGTTCTTCAGCAGAATCTTCCGGTCTGCTTTGTATTCCTCCCCGATGAAGCCGAGCCTTATCAGGAAGCAGCGGAAGGCGTACTTCTCGTTTTCGGCCGGCTTGCCGCCGTCGTTGACCCTGACCGCGTTTTTCGCGAGAGCGCACAGCTTAGTAATGAATACCGTGTACGTTCCGGCGGTCGCGGGATCGGCCTTGCCGAACCAGGGGAAGGCGATCCTCTCGTCGGTGACTACCACCGGAAGCTCGTCGGCTCCGAGCGCCTTCTTTATGAGTTCCGCCTTCTTCGCGATCAGCTTTTTGATGTTCTCGATCTGTGCGTCGGTAAGCGTTTCTCTCGGAACGGATATTTCAAGATCGTACCCTCGACCCTCGTCATACTCCGTTACGAAGCCGTTGTCGTAGAGCATCTCGGTCAGCAGCTCGACCGTTTCCGAGCCTGGCTCATAGTCCGTTTCGACGTTCCCGTTCCTGTCGACAACAAAGCGCCCGATCTCATACGAGAAACCGGGCGCTCCGAGATAGCGGCACTCATTGCCTGTGAACCTTGAGATGAGTCCCGCAAGCTCCTTCCTCTTGGGACCCGTGGCGTTGAACTTTAGGATCATTTGCTTTGACCTCCTTGTTTTTCGGTATGCGCATATTCGCTCTAAAACCACAGAAAGTCAAGCGTTTTTTGAAAAAACTCATTATTCTTTTCTGCCGGAGATCCCCGTCAGCAGCATTACTGCGTCGGAGAATCCCGCCCTGTAAAAGGTCTCCTGTATCTCCGCGTCGAATATCGAGAATGCGTTCTCGCATTCTCGGAAGAGGGGAAGAAGCTCCTCGGGGAGCCTGTCGCGGAGAGCTTTCGCGGCGTTCTCAAAGTTCGCGAACGCATCGCCGAGTGAGTACGGCTGATTCATCCCGATCTCATTCATACGGCTGAGTACGAACTCGTCGACCGCTTTATCAAGATTTCCTATCGCCATTCTTTTATACCGTCTTTCATGGAGTAAGGTATCTATCACTCAAAAGGCCGAAAATAGCAAGTCGTTATTGGGGCTTTTTCGGAATAAAAATCCTGACCGGGACGTCTCTTCTTCTGCACTCTTCAATGACAAACCGCGTCCCTCTCGATTGGCCGTCCCAAAAGGCGAAAACAATATCGGCATTCTCTATAATGGTAATGTTCCTTTTGATCGGCGCGCTGCGGCCGTATTTGTCATACTCGGGAAGGAACTCCGTGATCCCGATGCCTTTTGACAGGGCATACTCCCTCGCCGAAGTATCGACTCCTCTCGCGCCTCCAGAGACTATTTCTGTTGTTTCTGAAGGTAGGTAGTCATCAAGGTTGGGAACCGAAAGCCCCCTGGATCCTATTACGGCGACTCGCATAACATGCTCTCCTTTTTGTGGATATACGGTGTATCTATTTACAACATTATAGCATACTGTGGACATAAAATAAACGCACTATACAGCCACCGAAAGGAGAATCATCATGGCCGTTAAGAGCGTGTCCATCCGCATTGAAGAGGAGATGCTGAAGAAGCTGGGATACGTCGCCGACTACGAGGGGCGTTCCGTGAACAGCCACATCCTCGTTCTTGTCCGCGACGCGATCAAGGCGTTTGAAACGGAGCACGGCGAGATCGAAGGCAGCGTCCGTCCCGCAGAGAATGTCAAGCCCGCGAGGAAGTAACGGAGGCGAAGTACGCTATGCCGGCAAGCACAAAATGCACGCACGGCAAAGCGACGCCGTTACCCCAGAGCTTATACTCGGCTGAATCGGAATACGGATCCTTCAGCCACTTGATTATCTGAGCGTCGGACTTCGGCTTGGAATCCGGAGCCGCAGCTTTTCTGTATGTTTCAAAGACCTCGCGCCAGAAGCCGAGGTCTTTTTCTGTGGGCTCGTCCGTTTCAAGCCCCATGCACCACCAGTCCGGGAATCCCTGCAGTCTCGCGCACTCAACGGGCGTAAGCCTGCGGACTACATAGTATGGATCCTCCGAAACGGTCGGCGGGTCTTTGTAATCGGTCGCCACGAGAGTGTTCACAAGATCCTCTTCTGCGAGAGTGTGATACGACGCTTTGCTCGTCGAATACACGGGATGCGCCACCGCGCCGGGTCCTTTCGCCAGCATGGGAGGCTCGACCTCTGACTCTATCGTAATGCCGAACTGAGCGTTCTGTCCCTGATTGAACGCCGCCCGGTCAATGCCGTAAGCCACGGCGTGCCGGTCAACAGCGTCGAGCGTAAAGGACACATCCTCATTGACTCCGCTGCCCTGCGGACCGTTCTCATCTTTCCGTCCAATCATGCTTCCCTGAACAGCTACCACGGCGATTCCGCCCTGATTGCAGGAGGGGTTGCCGCCGTTGCCGTCGAGCGTCCGGGAGGAGTCCGCCTCGTAAAACCCGCTGTTAGGGTTGTCAGACTTCATGGCGTTGGAGTCCTTGGAGCATATCCCGAAAGCTGTCGGAACAAAAACGGTTTGGTCGTTATTGCACCCGAGCGTAGCAGACCTGTCTCTCTGTATGAGAGGGCCTTTGCCGCCGCCTTCGCAGCCGCAACGTATCTTCATGACGAGAGGCACGTTGTTGCCGCCCGTTCCCATGCGGGAGGTGAGCGTCTGCACGCTGTTATCCTCCGACAGCTTCGCTCTGCTGTCGATGGGATAGTTCTCAATAGCTATAGCCTCGAGCACGGTCGGGGGATGTCCGTCCATCTGCGCTCTTAGCGTTCCGGTCACGTCCTCGGACACGTTCATAAAGCTCCCGCCCTGATCGTTCAGGACGATGACGCCGCCTGTCGTTCCAGAGCCTTCCTCAAAAGCTCTGGAAGTTCCTTGCCACGAGCGGAAGCCCTGCGGAGAATACCCAGACACGCCTTCCGACTCAAATAATACTTTTCCGGCACGCTGACCTGCAAGATCGCAGACAAGGTAGATGCGTTTTCTGCGTTGGGGAACTCCGAAGTGCTGAGCGTTAAGTACCCGCCATGCGAGGCTGTAATTATCCGCCAGGAGCAGTCCGGCGTTCGGCCACTTCGAAGGTCGAGGAGTATCAGCTTCGGGGTCTTTGATCCCGCGAAGGGCGTCGACGACCGCTTTGAAGTCGTCGCCGCCGTTTGACGAGAAAGCTCCCGGCACGTTTTCCCAGCACAGCCAGGAAGGGTATTTTCCATCTGTCGCGTTCCTCATTTCCTTTACTATTCTGACGGCCTCGAAGAACAGGTTCGATCTCGAGCCGCCGAGACCCTCGCGCTTTCCCGCTATGCTCATGTCCTGGCACGGGGAGCCGAAGGTGATAATATCGACCGGCGGCAGCTCCGCTCCCGAAAGAGCGGTGACGTCGCCGTAATGCTTTACGAAGGGCAGCCGCTTCGTCGTCACGCGGATAGCGAACGGCTCTATCTCCGACGCCCATACCGGGGTTATGCCGGAGATGATCCCGCCCAAAGGGAATCCGCCCGATCCGTCGAAGAGACTGCCGAGGGTCAGTTTACTTTCCATCCGGAGTCTCGACCTCCTTCACGAGAGCTGAGTACGGGATCGTTTCGCCGTTTCTCTCAACAAAAATATCCTCCGGCGGAATGCCGTTCTCAACGGCCCTGCGGAGGATAACGGAGGCGTACTTTTCATCGAGCTCCATGGAGTAGCAGATTCTGTTCATCTGCTGACACGCCATCATGGTGGAACCCGAGCCGCCGAAGGTATCGAGCACGATCGCGTTCTCCTGCGTGGAGTTGCCGATCGGATAGCTCAGAAGATCGAGCGGTTTTGACGTCGGATGGTTCTCGTTGCGCTTGGGCTTTTTGAAGTTCCAAATCGTGGTCTGCTTCCTGTCGGAGAACCACGGGTGTTTTCCGTTCTGAAGGAAGCCGTAGAGCACCGGCTCGTGCTGCCACTGATAATCTGATCGTCCGAGCACAAGTGAATCCTTCACCCAGATACAGCATCCGGCGAGATGGAAGCCCGCGTCGATGAACGCCTTGCGGAAGTTCAAGCCCTCCGTATCGGCGTGGAAGACGTATGCCGCGCCGCCGCTTTCAAGGTGGTCGGCGGCGAGTTTGAAAGAGGCGAGCAGGAAGTTATAGAACTCCTCGTTCTTGAGGCTGTCGTTCTGTATCGTCAGCCCTCCGGAGCTTTTGAAGGAGACGCCGTAGGGAGGATCGGTAAGAAGCAGATTCGCTTTCTTCCCGTTCATAAGGAGGGTGACGTCCGCCTCGCTCGTCGCGTCACCGCATACGAGCCTGTGCCGTCCGACCGTCCACACGTCTCCGCGCTCCACGAAGGAGGCTTTCTCCAAAGCGGCGGTCAGGTCGTAATCGTCGTCCTTGACCTCTTTGGAATCATCCGAAAAGAGGTCGGCAAGCTCGTCCGCGTCGAAGCCGGTGAGCAACGGATCAAAGTCAGCCGCCTGCAGACTTTCTATCTCGACGCGCAGAAGCTCCTCGTCCCAGCCGGCGTCCATCGCCATTCTGTTGTCGGCGATTATGTACGCCTTCTTCTGAGCTTCGGTGAGGTGATCGGCGAATACGCATGGCACCTCGGTGATGCCTTCCTCTTTCGCCGCGGCTATGCGTCCGTGACCTGCTATAACGCCGTAGTCCCTGTCGATGATGACGGGGTTTATAAAACCGAACTCCCGCAGAGACGATCTGAGTTTCACGATCTGCTCCGGGGAGAGGGTGCGGGCGTTATTCACATACGGGACGAGCTTTGAAATGGGAACGAGCTGAAGCTCGGTAGTTGTTTTCATCTGATCAGCCCCCATTCGGCGAACTTCTCAAAACCGCCGAGCTGCCTTACATACATCTTGGCGATGATGACGATATCCTCATACGGGACGCCGTCCACCGTTTCGTCGCCTATGGCGCAGCACATCTCGACCGGCTTTCCCGTCGCCTGCGCCTTGAGCCAGGCGTAGATGTTCACGGAAACGTCGGCCTTGCTGAGGTCTTTCCCGTGCAGACCGCCGCCCGTGACGGAATCGCCCATATCGGAGCCGAGCTTCCTGTTGGTGGCGCCGGAATCGACGTCGGTGCCGCCCGTCCAGTCGCCGAGGGGATTTACCTCCGCGTCGGGGAACATGGCTTTCAAATCTCTCGTTTTCGCGTTGCTTTGGCAGATGATGAGCCTGTCCCCGTCAAGGACGTACTTCCCGTCCGAACGGAACGCGGAGAACAGCTCGGTCGCTATCTCCGTCAGTTCCCTCTGCTCATCCGTTACGGGCATACCCTTGAATATGCCGTTGTCGCCGCAGCGGAAAGCGCCTCGCTGATTATCTGCGAGGTGACCGTCCTGCGGTGCTTCAATGTAGTCGACCGACATTTTTCCGGCGATCCTTCCGACGGCCTTTACCACTTCCGTCGCGGGAAGATGAACGGAGGTTTCCGCAATGATGCGGCAGGAGCCGTGGCCGAGCAGGACCTCTACCGCTATGCGGGGATCGTCCTGCCTGTCGTATGCCAGATCGACAAGAGCGCCGGCGATGCGGTCAGCGAGCTTGTCCGGGTGCATTGGGTTTACTTTTTCAAACATTTCTTTTATCCTTTCCTTGCCCGAAGCAGTCTTTCCATGAGGTCGTCCTGCGGGGAGACCTCGCCGTAGTCCGTGGAGCAGTTGTCTTTCACGATCTGGAAGATCTCGTTCCACAGCCTTACGGCCTGATTCATATAGTTGATGCCGATATTGATGAAGGGCGAGGGTATCGGCTTCTGCGTGGTGGGGTGCTTCGAGAGGAAGCCCATCCTGTTCGTCATCTCCTCGCACTGTATCCACCTCGCGGAGCACATGGCGTACCGCTCGAGCAGCTGAGGAGAGACCTTCGCAGCGCAGCCGATCTTTTTCAACCATTCCCAGGTTTCGGTATAGATTTCCTCGGCCTGCAACTGACTTCCGTCGCGCTGCTCCGCCGAAAGAAAATCGTGCGGCTTCGGCATATCGACGCCCTCGACTTCGGGAATATCAAGGACCGTGAGCTTCCTGCCTCCTGGATTGCCGTTCTCGGCTTTCTCTTTGACAGGACTTTTCTTCCTTCCCGCACCGGGCCTCGCGCCGCCTCTGCCGCCAGTATTGTTAGATTTTGTCGGCATTTTTCATCGTTCTCCTTTCCGGGACCTTAATCGCCCTTTTGAAATCGCTTTTTTCGCACACGCGACCCCGGGCCGCTGTCCGCGGACACGGTTCGCAGAGATTTGACCGCCCCCTACCGGTCGCCAAGCTCATGGTGTATCTTCGTATGGCACGACTGGCACAGGCTCATGAGATTCGTCTCCCTGTGATCGCCGCCCTTTGAGATCGGAACGATGTGATGCACCTCCTCAACGGGGGTGAGTCTGCCTTCCTCAAGGCAGCGTTCGCACAAGGGGTGCTTCGCAGCATATCTGTCCCTGATTCTTTTCCATGCTCTGCCGTACTTTTTATTAGCGTCCTGTGCACGCTCATATCTGTTGTAGCTGTCCCGCTGTTGTTTTTTATGCACAGAACAGTACTGCGATCCGTCCTCCGCAAAGCCGGGACAGCCGCTTACTCCGCATGGACGTTTCGGTTTCCTTGGCATTTCTTCACCTCTTTCACGGCATATGAAAAGCCCCGCGAGGTTTCCCGCGCGAGGCCCTGTATGCATTCTTTCATACTACCATTATATCTCTTTTCCGTCTGCCAAACTACGGCAAAGTGTGCCAACTTTCGTCCGGCATGGGAAATTTTCTCAAGGCCGAGGCGTGAACGCGGTGTACCGTCCTGTCGGACACGTTCAGAAGGGAAGCGATCTGCTTCCATGTGCGGTTATCGAGATAACGGTAGGTCAGAACCAGGCGCTCCTCACGATCTTCCATCCTCTCAAGGGAGCCTGTGATCTGCTTTTTCAGCTCCACGAGCTCACACAGCTCCCGTTGAAGATTTTTCTCCATTTCGCGGATATCGTCAATATATCGGATAAAGGGCGGATCGGGATCACGGGACGACTGTACCCTTTCTCCGTAATTAATACCCGTTATCCTCACCGCGAGATCGCGAAGCCGCTCAAGCTCCTCAACGTCCGACGCTATCAGCTCGTTAAGCCTGTAAGCCTGATTCAAGAATTCTTTTGCTGTCACAGCGATACCTCCGGAATAACTGTTTTCCCTCGGATCGACTCTCATTTTCTCAGATTTGCCTTGACTGCCTCTATAAGCGCCGCCTGCGTCGCGTCCTTTCTGCGGAGGGCGGCGAGTATCCGCTCGTCAATCGTGTCCTCGGCGACGATATGCTGTATGACGACCGTATTAGACGACTGTCCCTGTCTCCAAAGCCTCGCTACGGTCTGCTGATACAGCTCCAGCGACCACGTCAGCCCGAACCACACAAGCGTCGAACCTCCGCTTTGAAGATTGAGACCGTGACCCGCCGAGGCGGGATGTATAAGCGCGACGGGGATCTCGCCGGCGTTCCATCTCCTGATGCTCGTTTCCGTATCAAGACGGGAGAACGGGATATGCAGCTTGTGAAGCCTCGTCTCGATACGCTCGAGATCGTGACGGAACCAGTAGGCGACAAGCAGCGGTTTTCCGTTCATGCTCTCGATTATGTCCTCAAGCGCGTCGAGCTTGCGGTCATGAATGGACCTCGCGTTTCCATCGTCGCCGTAGATCGCTCCGTTCGCAAGCTGGCAGAGCTTGCCCGACAGCGCTGCTGCGTTCGCCGCGGTTATCTCACCGCCGGGTATCTGAAGAACGAGCTCCTCCCGCATAGCGTCGTAGATTTTCCGTTCGCTGTTCGACAGCCTCACGGGATAACGCAGACTCACGAGCTCCGGCATCTTCAGATGATCGGCGGCCTTCATGGAAATCGTGATATCCGAGATTTTCCCATAAATCCGCTCCTCGGCTCCCGGCAGGGGCTTGTAGGAATAAACGATCTGTCCGTTCATCTTGTCGGGGACGAAATAGGCCGACCGATACTGACCGATGAAACGCCCCAACCGCTCTCCCATATCGAGAAGACGAAACTCAGCCCATAAGTCCATCAGACCGTTTGCCGCAGGGGTGCCGGTGAGACCGACTATGCGTTTAACCCTCGGTCTAACCTTCATGAGGCTCCGGAAGCGTTTCGCCTGATGATTTTTGAAGGATGAAAACTCGTCCACGACTACCATGTCGTAATCGAAGCGGGTGTTCTCGACAAGCCACTGCACGTTCTCGCGGTTTATGACGTAGAGGTCGGCTTTCGCGCTCAACGCTTCGATCCGTTCCTTTTCCGTTCCGACCGCTATGCTGTATCTGAGATCGGTCAGATGATCCCATTTTGCTATCTCGTCGCTCCACGTCTGTCTGGCGACCCGCAGCGGAGCTATAATAAGAATCCTGTGAACCTCGAAGCTATCGAACAGCAGATCGTTCAGCGCCGTCAAGGTAATGACCGTTTTGCCAAGTCCCATATCAAGCAGAACCGCCGATACGGGATTTCGCTCAATGTAGTCGATTGCATAGCTTTGGTAATCGTGCGGTGTGAACTTCATCTGGCTTCACCTCCTATCTCATCAACGATCACTTCTATCTGTTCCTCCCCGTCAAGGACGTACACCTTAAGGCCCAGCCGCTTAAGAAGCTCAAGCCTTGCCGTTTGAAGGGGACGGGGCTTTTTGCCGGGAGCCTTTACCTCGACAAAGCCCATCCTGCCTTTGGGAAGAAGAACCAATCTGTCCGGCATTCCGTCGTATCCCGGCGAGACGAGCTTGGGAGCGATACCACCGACAGCCCTTACGGCTTTTATCAGCTTTTTTTCAATGTATTTTTCTCCTTGGGGAGTTTTGTCCTTTTTGTCCCAAACCCCAACAGTGCTCATGCTGTTAAAAAACCTCCCGTTTTACTGCATTTTTTGAGTTTTGTCCTTTTGTCACGTTTGTCCCTATGCTCTTTGGGATAAGGGAATACGCAGATAAATAAATAATAAGTTAAATTTTGTTTATCTAGTATTTCGGACAAAAAGGACAAAACTCTTTTTCCTTGTTTCATAAGTCCTTTTTATTGTCACTGCCGCTCGGACAAAAGTGTGACAAAAGGGACAAAACCCGTCTCGACCCACGGATTGACGGCGTACCTCGGAAGGGGCGGTCTGCCTTGACTCATCGTTTTCTCCGGGAGTCTCGCTATGTATCCGTAATCGTCGAGGAAGTCGAGAACGGGCTGTATCTCTGCCGCCGTTTTGAACGAACGGCAGAACCGCATGGCGGCTCTTCTGTCGAACTCCTTGAGCTTCCGCTCCTTCAGCATCGCGAGTATGCGGCTCGCCTTTTTGAACGCGGCGTCCTCAGGAAGCACGGAATACGCCGCCTGAGCGTGGTTTAGGAAATACCGTCCGAGGAGTATCGCGTTTTCCATAGTCGGGCCTTCGACTATAAGTGGCTCCGGCGCGTCGAGAAACTCATGGCTCCTGTAGGAGGAGGCGCGGCAGAGAAGTCCCGATAATCGGAGGGTGTTGCCGACGAGCTTTCCCGCCCAGTCGGCGAGCTCGGCGTAATCCGTCACGAGCTTCGGCTCTATCTCCTCGGCGAAAGCGGTCAGCATCTTCTCAGCGTCGTCCGAGAGCGTTATTATCTCAGGCTTCTTCGGGTATTCGTCCTCAAGCAGGTTGATAACGAGCCGCTCGTATCTGTGATAGACCTCGTCCGTCACGGGCTTCGACTGAAACCGTCTGCTGCCCACGAACGATATGGGCATACAGTAGAGGAAACGGGCGGTGAGATCTCGCCCTCTGAAGGTGGCGTTGTTCAGCACGTCCGCGATGACGTTGGGCTGAGCCATGAGAAGAACGGTCAGCGCGGGATCCATAACGCACTCGCTTTCCCTGCCGATGCGGTCTACGCGGATTGGGTCACCGGAATAGCCCTTCAGCATTACGTCGATATTGACGTTCTTCGTATAGATACCCGCGAGGGTATCGAATATGCCGCCCTCGCTTGAGATCAGAGCCGCTCTGCCGTGATTTGCCGAGATGACGGACACGAGCTTTTCGGTCGTTATATCGTCCACGTACAGCTGCATGGGGAGTATCTCCTCGAACTCGGATATCTCCCGCGCTATCTTTTCCATTTCCTCAGCGTCGGCCTTGCCCTTCGCCACCTGATCCTCGACGGCCTTCTGGCGGCGTTCGAGGACTCTTTTTCGCATTTTACTGCCCTCCACGAGAGCGGCGTTGCGCTGATTGTACTGATACTCGTACTCGTTGATTGGCTTAAGCATCATGTGTTGAACCGCCGACTTTCTCTCGGAGGGCGGCGCGATCGCGAGAGCGTATGTGTTGAGCGGCTCGAACCAGTCCGCCTTGCCCCGGACGCGGTACTTGCCCTGCAGACATACCGACAGCACGGAGATCGAGACTACGCCCGCCATATCGACGGGAGTCTGAGTGCTTTCCGCTACGGCGGTCACATAGTCGGCGATATCCTTCGGCAGGGCTTCAACCGGAAATCTTGCCATAGCGTACCGGCTGAACGGGATAGGCTCCTCCCATAGGATGGAACCCTTTGCGTTATAGACCTCGGGGGATACGTAGTCCGGCTGAGCGGCTATCCTCTTGTAGTACTTGTTCGCGCTCCTCCAGATGGACTGAAGCTCCTCGTCGTCAAGCGGCGGGACGCATCTTTCGGCCTGCCGGTAAAAGCACTCCTTGGATTCCGCAGTATTCCCGTACCGCTTCATGGAACGGACGGCCCACTTGAACATCGTGGAGTTCCTGCTTCCCTCGCGTATCTCGCGATCCATATTTGCGAAGCCGTCCTCGTCGAAGAACATGGAAAGGCTGAGGACTCCCGGCTGATAATAGACCTCCGCGTCGGGATTGCCGTAGAAGAATCGCGCCGCGTCCTGAGCGTTGTCGTCGAAGTAGGGATAGACCTCCTGCACGCGTTTAAGCAGCCGCTTGTACTTAACGGGATCCGTTATCCTGTCAATGAAGAAGATGACGTGATACTTGGGTCTCGGAGCCTTGCCTTCCTTACTTTTCATATGGTTCCGGCTCGTGTAGATCAGCATTGCTACGTCCGCGAATTCTTCTACGATATCCTCCCTCGTGATCCAGTCCTTCGGATCGTCCGAATGGGTGTTGTCGCAGTCGACGACGAGAACGTCTGTATAGATGAAATTCGCCTCGCTGCGGTAGTTGTTTTTGAAGCGGATGAACGTGTGATCGTTGGCGACGATCCTTTTGAGCGTCTCCGCGTCCGTCGCGGTACGCTCGTCCGGATAGAGACAGTTGGTGTTGCTGCCACGGCATCGCGCCGCCCATACTGTAAGTGAAAAAGAGGTTTTCACCTTTTGACCTCCTTCAGACCGTCGGTGAAGTACCGCACGGTCATTTTCTTCCTCTCCGCTTTATCGATCTCCGCTCTCATACCGCTTGAAACGGTATCGCCGAACACCCACAGCTCCTCGCACTTTCCGAGAAGAACCATATCCATAAACAAGGCGAGATCGCGCTCGGTTTCCTCGTTCATAAAGAGCGGAAATAGCAGATGCGGGGCTATGGGTATCGCGCCGTTATCGACGGCGAACCTGCTGTACCGGATCGCCCTTTTTGTGTTGCCGGGAATATCGCCCGAGAACGGAGAGCAGACGTATATGAGAGGACGGTATCTTGCGGTTTTCGCCGCTGCCTTTTCCTCGCGCTCTATCGCGGAGAGAGCGGTATAGGCGGTCGGATCGTGATAGCCCTCCGCGTTGTATTTGTTCATACTCGTCAGTCCTTCCTGTAGAATTCTGTTGTGTATCCGTCCGCGCGGAGAAGAAGTCCTTCAGCCCACGGCGGCGTTCGTCCCATCTGTTCGCAGACTGCTTTGAGGGACGTTTTCGGGTCGGCCTCGATTATCAGCTCGTCGTGGACGTGGGCGACTATGTCGCAGCATCGGAGCGTTTTCATGGCGTAGCAGAGGATATCCCGCGCCATACCCTGGATTATGTTCTCTACGAATTTGGGGCCGTAGCTTTCGAGCCGTTCCCATTTCTTCGTCGCCCCGACTCCCTCGTAGGTCACGGACTCGCCGCCGAACCGGTTCTCGCCGATACGTGGCTTGACGTAGGCAAGCCTCCTTCCCGATGGGAGCGTGATGAACAGCATCCCGCTTCGGCACTCGAAATACAGTCCGTGAAGCTCCGTGTCCGTTCTCCGTTTCACGACCTCCTTAACGCAGCGGTCGACGTCCCACCAGAGCTTTACGATATTCGGGTTGGATTCCCGCCACGCCGTTACGAGCGGCTGAAGCTCCTCTTCGTCAAGGCCCATTTCGATCGCGCCCATTGTCTTGAGCGCGCCGACCGAGCCGCCGTAGCCGAGAGCCAGCTCCGCGATCTTTCCCTTCTGCCTTAGATGACCGTTCACTCCGTTCTTTTCAACAGGGACCTTGAACATCTGCGAAGCCGAAGCGCAATAGATGTCCCCGCCTCCGGCAAACACGTCCATTCGCCAGCGTTCTCCGGCAAGCCACGCGATAACTCTCGCCTCGATGGCGGAGAAGTCGGACACGAGGAAGATCCTGCCTTTTCTCGGAACGAACGCTGTGCGTATAAGCTGGGAGAGCGTGTCGGGAACGTCGCCGTAGATCATCTCGACTGAAGAGAAGTCGCCTGAGCGAACGAGAACCCTCGCCTCAGCCAGATCGGGAAGATGGTTCTGCGGAAGGTTCTGCAGCTGGATTATCCTTCCGGCAAACCTTCCCGTCCGATTCGCGCCGTAAAACTGAAACATTCCTCTCGCTCTGCCGTCCGCGCATACGGCGTTTTTCATAGCGGAGTATTTCTTAACTGACGATCTCGCCAGCTGCTGACGAAGCTCAAGCGCGGGACGAAGCTCGTCGGGACAGTCTCTCATCATGGCGGCGACCTCCTTTTTGCCGAGGGAATCGACCTCCATGCCGTTCTCCATGAGCCATTGCTTCATCTGAGCCACGGAGTTGGGATTGTCGAGCTCGGTCAGCCTTTTCATTTCAGCCGTCAGCTTTTCCCTTGACAGCTCGTCCATTCGGATCGCCTGCGCGACCAGCTCCATATCTACGCCAACGCCCCGGTCGTTGATCTCCTGATCGATGTGATACTCCTCCCATATGGCGTCGGATACGGGGAAACCGTTCAGCTTTCTTTGTATCCCCATCTCTGCCTCAACGTCCCGAGCGTTGTACGCCTTGAATCGCTCCCATTTATCGGGATCGTGCGAGGGAAGATTTCGATTTCTGCCGCCGTTCGTTTCCGTCGGCTTGCAGGGTGAACAGAAGTACCGTATCAGTTCCTTTCCTTCGGTCAGCTTCTGCTTTTCAAGTCCCAGAACCGAGCCGACGCCCTCAAGGGAAAGAGGGAGTCCGAGCGTCGCCGCCCACACCATGGAGCAGCGCCAGCCTTGTGGGCGAAGGAAACGGGCGCATTCCCGCGAGAGGGGATGACCGTCGCGAAACGGATCGAGGCTTATTCCGAGATCTGATAGATACCGGGACAGGCACACCCTTTCGAACTGAGCGTTGAACGCCCACTTCTTCACGCGGTCGTCGGTCAGAGCGTCGAGGATCTCTGCGGGAATCGTTTCTCCGGCGGTCAGATCGACGACATTGACCTCTCCTCCGTCGACGGAGAATCCGAAAAGGAGTATCTCGAAATCGGGAGACTCGGCGTATTTGTAAACCCCGCATTTCTTCAGATCGACGGAGCTGAAGGTCTCGATGTCGATTGACAGCGTCTTCAAATTAAGCACCTCGCTTTTAAGGCGGACGGATAAGCTCCGCCCGCCGGTTCCGTTTTGTCAGCTGAGGAAGTCGTCGTCATCGGCCGAGGCGAAATCGTCCTCCGCTCTCGCCTTGCCGCCGAGGGGCTCTCCGTCGCGGGTCTTCTGAAGATTGTTGAGTCCGCAGGCTATGCCCCTGTTGCCGTTGGAGTTGAAGGCGTAGAAGTTGATGCTTGCGCGGCCGTAAACTCCGCTGTACACCTCGGAGGTGTCGATAATGGGCTGCCTGTCCGCGTCAACGATGCCGGGAGCCGTGTCGCTGTTCGCGTTGACAAAGTAGGCGTTCCTGTAGGTCTCGTCGTCGGGCCTTTCGATGTCGCCGTCGCGGAGAGGGGTCTTGATCGCGGAGAGGGGCGGCACGGATTTGCCGTTTCCCTTCAGCTTGCTTTCGCCCTCCTCATACGCGGCCTTAATGGCGGCCTTGATCTTCTCGACCGTCCTCACGTCGCTCTTGGGAATGATGAGTCTGACGGAATACTTCGGCTTGCCGCCGTTGATGCTCTTGGGGTTCCATACGTTTGCGTATGACCATCTGGTCTGCGGCCCGGTGATGACCTTGGTGGGATTGGTAATGGTTGACATATCAGTTTTCCTCCTTGAAATCGTTTTGCGCTGTGTTCATATTTGGTCTTTTGTCGTCATCCGGCACGAGTACCGGCTTGCCCTGCGGCTTCACTACGTAAGACGAGAGCAGTTCGTTGAATTTCTGTCTGCCGAGGAGCTTCTGCATCTCGGTGAGGCCGAGCACCTTGTGAGCGTAGGGATCGTATCCCGCCTCGCTCACCACTCTCGCGACCAGCTCCTCGTTCGAGTACTTCCTTGCCGATCGTCCCTCGACCACCTTGTAGCCGGGATACCTGACGCCCTGCAAGGCCTGAGAAAGAGCGTATTCCTTCACGTCTGTCACCCACGCGGCAAGCTCGTCCGCGCGGTCGAGCACGGCGGCGATCTCCGTTTCATCGAGCGTGTCGGCTGGAGCGAAATCGTACCGAGCCATTCGGAGATTCTCCTCGGCGCGTTTGCGGCACACAGCCTTCGCCTTACAGAACCTGCACCATTCGCCGCAGGAATACTCGCCGCCGCCGTCATACGCTAACTTGGCTTTCTCGGAGAGCTCGCCGTTCGCCCATCCGATAAGGGCGGACTTCGTCATTTCGCTGACGCTGACGTTCCCGAGCCTCGGCTGGAAGATGGTCATCCTCACGTCGTCAATATCGTAGATGCAGTCGAATATCTCCAGAGCTCCGAGAGCATAAAGCATCATCTGCGGGTTGTTTTCGGCGGAGACTTCAACGCCCTTGCCGTGCTTGTAATCGACGACGTTCATAGTCCCGTCGGCGATAACAATGCAGTCGGCTGTTCCGAATCCGCTTTCCACGTACCGGGAGAAATCGACTCGCTGCTCGACGAGCACGACCGGATCGGGACAGGTCTCCTTAGCCTTTTCGACGAGTTCAAGAACGTAGGCGGCATAGCTTTCCGCGCATTCCTCCATCTCGCCGTTGAAGCTGTCGAGGTTTTCGGTAGGATCCGTGGCGTCCATTCCGAGCAGCTTTTTGAGTTTGTACTCGCAAAGACTGTGAGCGTCTGTACCCTCCTTCGCGTACTCGCTTCCCTTATCCGGAATGCTCTCGCCGAGCCTCGCGGACGGAGGGCAGTTGAGCCACCTCGCGCTTGATGAAGCGGAGAGCAGAGCGTGCTTACCCATTTCCGATACCCTCCGCTTCCTTCATGACCGCCGCGTACTCGGAGGGATCGATCTCAGAGAGCTTGTTCGCGCCGTGGGAGACGATGATCGCTCTGACCTCCGCAGTGAAGCCGTCCCTCGACTTTTCGGCAAGCAGAGCGCGGACCTCAGCGAGGGATACCGGCTTTTCGATCGGTTCCTCGGGCCTTGTTTCCTTCTTCTCAGCTTCGGGCTCCGACGGCCGCGTCGTTTCCTTTTCGCCCCTCGCTATCTCAAGCAGAGCCTCCGAAGCCTTTACCAGTCTGACGGCGCTCTCCCTGAGCTCCTCAAGCGCCGACACAAACTGACTGCGCGTCGTCATCCTCGCCGCCTCCTTTCCTGATCTCGCTGATGGCTACCTCGTCCACGCTGTCTCCCGGCACGAGCACCGTAAGCCTTACGGGTTTTCCGAGCAGGAAGCGGAGCAGTCTTTCCCTGACCGTAACGCGCCTGCAGGCGACGATCCCGCCGTTGGCTCTTTCCTTTGAGACCGTGATCTTCAAATTGTGTCTCATTCGCTGTTTCCTTTCCGAAGAGCGGTTTTCTCATTGCCCTTCATAAGCAGTCCACGGAAAAGGCCAAAATTAAGTCTGCGAAGAAAATATATTTAATCCGAGAGCGCGTCCTTCAGCTTTTTGAGGATCAGGCTCAGACGTATATTGACCGACTGAGGGGAGACGCCTTCGGCTTTGGCGATATCCTTCTGCTTTACGCCGTCGAAGAAAACGAGCTTGAGAAGCCTTCTCTGATCGGGATCGAGCTTTTTCATGGCGGCGTGCAACCTCTCTATCTCATCCCCTTCAATGCCGCAAAAAGGGTCACTTCCGTCGGTCAGCGTATCGCCCATGGGATCGTAAGCGTCGAGCGATACGTGCCTGCGCGTTTCCGAGTGATGATTGTTGTAGGTGGGCTTGTTGCATTCCTCGTCAATGATCTGCTGGGCGGTCCTGCGGACGACTGTGGACTTGTCCTTGGCGGAATCAAGGCGGCTGCGGTAATCCTCTTCGATCATAACCTCGCAGTCCGAATCGGGTACCTCTATGGTCGTCTTTTCGCGGTTGTCTTCATAGTAAACTGTGATTTTCATTGTTCTGCTCCTTTCAGATAAAAACCTCCATCCGGTTCGGGGAATGGAGGTATCGGCAAAAGGAGGCAGGACAAATAAACCGCATACCGAATGAAGATATCTCCATTCCGGTCGCGGCTTCCCGCTCAATGGTCAGCCGTTTCTGTATTCAGTTATCTGCAATGAACCGTTGAGCCGCCGGTGATCAGCCGGTGCGTTTCGTTACGCTGCAAGGATACACTATTTAGCCGTCTCTTTCAGCTACCCCACGTGGGTGCCCAAAAAATCGGTCAATTTTTCAATATCCGGTATTCAAGTGAATAAATAAATACAATATGTTGATGTTTGGTCTCAAAAAGTGATAAAAAAACGGGCACCCTACGGGGGTGCCCAAATCAAGAAAATATATTTTTCGCTAAGGTGTTCTCAATCATATTCCGGTTCTATAAAGACGCCGTCTTTGATACAACAGAAAAAAGCCCTCTTCGGCACATAACCACCAAAAAGGGCATGAAACAAAGGGCTTCCGAGATTTTGATGTTTTTTGCATCGTAGCTTCGGAAGCCCTTTTTTCATTTACTCATTTGTTTGTCCGAGTCAGACGGATAGAAAATGTACCCCCCTTGACGGGTGGCGGGGAATAATTAAATGATAAGAGAATAATTAAGACAGTGCCTGTGCGATCAGCATTTCTGCTTTCGCACACTTTTTTGTGTGTTAACGGATTTACTTCGTGCGAAAGTGTAGATTTCTCGGCTCCCATGTGATAGAATATAGTGTAAAAGTTGAAGGGGGCGAGACGATGCACATAAGCTATAACAAGCTTTGGAAGCTGCTCATAGATAAAGATATGACAAAAATGGATTTGAAGGATGCTGCCGGGATCAGTGCCTCGTCGATTGCGAAGCTAGGTAAATGTGGGAATATCACTACTGATATTCTACTTAAGATCTGCGAGGCGCTCAATTGCCACATCGAAGATATCCTGGAAACCATCGACGAGTGAGGTGTGGCCTAATGTCTGAAATAATCACATATGATCAAACTTCACCCGAGATTCTATACTTGTGCAAAAAGGATAAGCGTCTTGCAAAAGTGATTTCTATGGTAGGACCCATCAGCTATAAAAAAAGAGAGGTCGCAGATGCTTATGACTTTCTTGTTCATGAAGTCATAGAACAGATGCTATCAATAAAAGCTGGCAAGAAAATATATGATCGAGTTGTTGATTTGTGTGATGGGAACCTTTGCCCAGAAGTCATAGATTGCCTTAGTATTGATGATATTCGCAACACGGGGACATCTGCTTCTAAGGCTCGAAGTATAAAGAACATAACTGAAGCAGTTCTATCCGGTAGCCTTGTTCTTGAAGACTTGGAAACCATGACTGACAGCGAGGTTATCTCAAAGTTGACGCAGATTCATGGGATCGGGCCATGGACAGCAAAAATGTATTTGCTCTTTGTCCTAGGTCGGCCAAATATCCTCCCATACGAAGATGGAGCCTTTCTGCAGTCGTACAAATGGATGTACAAAACTTCAGACTGCAGCCCTGCATCCGTGAAAAAAAGGTGTATGAAATGGGCTCCACACAGTTCCCTTGCTTCAAGATACCTGTATAGAGCGCTCGACTGCGGACTCGTCAAAGAAGAGTTCCATCTGTTTAAATAGAGGAGGAGATGTTATGGCAACAAAAGGACGATCCAGGGCTAACCTGGAAGCAAATGAAGCGTTCCTGCAATACGAAGAGGAGATTGTTAATCACCCTGCCTACGCCGGTATGCCAGATTTACGTCACGAGGACGGGACAATTCAATGGGAGGCTCCATCAAACAGAGGATCCGGTGCTTTCCAGTTTTCACATGATAAGCGATATCAATGGTGGGTAGAAAAGGCTGCAGAAGTGGGTATTAGTACGGATGAGGATAAGTGGATTAGCAAAGTCGCTAAAAAAATCCACCCAACGAAGCTGCATCCCTGCAAAGTGTGCGGTCGAGTAATGGATATTCGCTATTGCTATCTTTCTTCAAATTTCATGAAACGAGTCGAGAAACTGCCATTTTATGATGGTGCGCCCGAAATGGATGAGGTCACACATATCCTTGATTTTGTAACTGCTTTTGTCGATACATATGGTGAAAACGCATATAGAGCATTGCCTTCTCTGCTGAAATGCACACAAGTGAAATCTTTTCCTGATCTCCCAAATGACCTTGAGACGTGGACCTCATGGATTGAGAGGTATTATATTCCTAACGAACCTAGTATGCTTGGCCCAGGAGCAATGTCAAATGCGCCAGACCGACTCGACGGGTTTCATACTTTTAATCGATGCTGCCGTTCTTCCGCTGATAAAGGACGCTCAAAAGAAAACCTTGCCTCATACTCAACAGATCGAAGGGCTTTTGAAAACTGGAGCGACGGAAACTGGATAACTGCAAATAAGCTGATGGGCTTTATCAGTTCAAACCCCGATATGAAAAAAGAACAATGTGCCAATGAAGGCAACGGCGGATATCATCCACGTCCCTGTAGCGCAGACCATATCGGACCGATTTCCTTAGGTTTTTGCCATCGCCCTGAATTCCAATTCTTATGCAAACCGTGCAATAGCGCAAAAAACAACCGTATGTATTATTCTGACGTGCTTCACCTGATTGAAGCGGGAGAAAACGGTGAAACGGTGGCTACATGGTATGCTCAGCCAATCTGGGAGAAATGCAAAGGAAGGGTGACTGACAAAGAATCAGCATTACGGCTCAGTAGAGTGATGCGAGACAACAGGAATATCGCAATGATGCTACTCGCAGATTTCATTGAGAAGGGAGAATTCCTTTTCCTTCTCACGCTACTTCACCTAGAGTATGTTGATTTCGATTATGATATTATCCCCGGTTCAACAGAAATACAAAACCAGATTGTTACTGTTCGGTTCTCTAGACGTGCGAGTACTTTACGTTATGTGAGCATTCAGAAAACCAGGAAGATTCGAGTTGCCTTTTCCTCTCTTACTGAGTATGCGCGTAAAGAAAACAGAAACGGATATATGTACTCGAATGAAGAAATACAAGGACTTAAAGCAGAAGCCTTGAGGTTGCTATCAACGGTGCCAGGCACATTAAAAGAGTATAATCATTCTCTTATTGCTGCTCTGTCGGATGATGGCTCTGATGCCGATATAGAACAGTTTATTGCTTCCGTTGACTATCTTGGAATCAAACAGACGCCAGAATTTATCGAGGCCAAAAGAATCCTCGTCAGAATAATGGAGCTTGTGGCGACTGAATTGGCATCAAATTGGGATGACCCACGTTACTCTAGGGAGCTATCTGAAGAATAAAGCAGGCACCTACCGCACAATCTGCGGTAGGTGCCATTTCTTATAAGTGATAGCTGTTCAGATACTCTTCAGCCGTTATTTCACCTCGCATGAATGATTGATACGGATTTGCAGGAGGAAATCTGTAGTTCAGTTTACTCCCATCCTCTCCAGGCGAAAGAGGCGGAAGATCTCCAATCGCATCTTCTACTCCTATTACGCTAGGTAAGAGAGACATTTGCCGATCCTTAGGTACGCAGGTTATTTCAGTCATATTAAACCCTTGCACCAAGGCACTACTTCCACCGATGATTACAACACGATCTCTCCGCTGAGGAACCCCAAAGTTAGCCGCACTAATCTGGTTCACCTTGATTTCCTGAACACTTTCTTCCAGTTCGCGCTTAATCATTTCAAAAAACCTACCACCATCAAGGTTCAGGATTCCTCTTACATTTTCAAAGACAAACCCGTCTGGGTTGATAGCCTTAACAATTCTAACATATGATTTGAAGAGCCAATTCCTCATATCGTCAGCTCCTCTTCGCGTGTTTGCAGTTGAGAACCCTTGGCACGGAGGTCCGCCAAGAACGAACAACGGCAATTCCGGGGATTCTTCTCTGGCAGCTTTTGCTTTTGCCGTAATCTCCTCGAATACTTCTTCGCTGTTTATATCCCCTACAATTGCTGCCCCCGCTAGATTTCTTTTGTGTGTCTCGATGGCGTAACGATCAATATCATTCCCGACGATCGGCTTCCACCCAGCCCAAACAAACCCCAAGGCCAACCCTCCGGCACCACAAAACAAATCAATAAACTGGCCTTTAAATGGTATTGCCTTGGCTATTTGATAAGCTAATAACGGGGGAACCGCGTTGCCAATTTGATTGTTGATTGCGCCTAACGAACCTATAAATTCAAAGGAATCCGGGAAGCTTTGAAATCGAGCAGCTTCTCTTTGAGATATCGTTCGATCCTGCTCATAATGCATATGGCAGCCATTTCCAGGGCGGTTGAAATATGTGTTTATAGTATAAGCAGGCATTTCGGGGCGCAGCCTTCCATAATAGGTCGAGCGACTTCCTTTTCCAGCCTGGTAGCTTTCTCTTATTTGTTCCAACCTATGCGATGGCACACTTTCCGGGATGTTTTTCCAATTCCCTCCAGGTGGAACACATCGAATGATTTGCATATCAAGCTCGCTCAACGATGATGCGTAGTGATTAAAAATCATCTTCTGTTCTCCATTATTATCGTGGTTAACCAACTTGGCATACGACTGTTTAAGGCTTGTCTTCACCGCTTCTTCTATATCAAAAGAATCCACGATAGTACAATAATCCTCTAGGGACACATCATAAAGTCTGGCTGCAGCTAATTCGAGTTCCGCTTCCAAGTGTTCACCGTTAAGTTGGCGATCCACGAGATTTATTACAGTTTCGTCAATAGTCGGCGCCGGGACATGAATCTGTTTAATTATTCCTGCGGCAACATGGTTTGACACGAGCATTGACCTCGCTTGATACTCAAATACCATTGAGTTCATTATTACAAGTAACATTTTCAAGGAGCCAATACCCTCGGGCGGGCAACAAATAACACCTAATGAATTGCCACAGATGAATCCTGGAGGGAGTAACGTAGCTTTTATCCGCCTAGCTTGGGAGTCTCTTGATACATCTCTCCACACCAGCTTGTTCATGTTTACGCTTGCCGGGGGAACAACTAGATCTTCATTTAGGTATTGTCCTTCTCCATGAAAAGCATAACGATCTACCATGTAGCCCTTTGCAAATGCTATACGTCCGGCTTGAACAAGTTTTTCTCCAACACGCGTCTCGTCTAACTCGCGCGTAAAAAACATACCTGATTTTTCGCAATAATCGCTAGTCGTTGGCAGAAGCTCAAGGTACATCATTATGGGAATAGATGCTATGCCAGTTTTCAGTGGTATAAGATAACCTTTTTTCTTGATGTGTTCAAAAACAGCCTTTTCTATCTTTTTATAATCATAATCATTTTTACTGCTATAGATTCTGACATCAAGACTTTGATCCGTTTCTCCACCTTGTATTATCAGTGTTATGCTTGAAATATCTGCACTACCATACAGCTTAAGTTCCGCAGGATAGTAATCAATGCAGGCTACTCGGTTTTCTTCAAACAGCCACTTACGCAACCTGCCAGAAACCTGGTCACTTACCAAGGAGGCGGGCGATACAATTCCACAGATTCCGGATTTCTTTATTAGGCGAACAGCAACTTCGGTGCCACACCTAGCTAAATTTGTACCCCATTTCCCGAATCGAGAATTAGGTTGAGACAGAGGGAACTCAGCTTTCATAAAACTGTCATACTGTTCTAGCGCATTACGGTATCGTTCCAACTCCTCATCACTATTGCTTTTACTAAATAGTTTCTGTGGTTTCAGAAGCCCCCAGGGAGGATTGGTGACACAAATATCAAACGATCCACGACAGGCTCGATAATCGACAAACGCATCAGAAACACGTGGGACAATCTGATACTTTACAGCGTGCTGCTCACAGAAAAGTGATACATTTTTATTTGCGGCATTGACTGCACTGGAATCGATATCCCAAAGTTCAATATGAAATATTTTTGCTTGGAATTCGGACCTTTCTATCAACTCTGTAAGCAAACTCAGAACAAGCCTGCCGTCCCCACAGAACGGGTCAATGATTCGGATTTCTGTAGCAAAACAATCCACATGGTAAAGATTACCTATATTTCTTGCGATACTAGCGCAGACATCAAAGTCGGTGTAAAACTTTCCAAGCAGCCTATCATCCTCGAAATCTGTCTTTGTAAAGTCAGCAACGAAACGATAATACTCCCTGCTGATAGCTCCCGGTGAAGAAGGGGTGGATTCATTGACATCAGCTATTTGATTATCGATGGTCTGCGGCATATTCGTTCACTCTCCTACGTTCTAAGCTCTATTTGCTTTACACTTGAGCAAGTGCAGTTAGCAATGAAGTACCTATGTCCTTTGCCAGAGCAACCGGGACAGCATTTCCCACTTGTTTATATTTGCTTGACAAACTACCATAGAATTCCCAATCATCTGGGAATGTCTGTAACCGAGCATTCTCTCGGTACGAAAACGGTCTGATTTCAATCGGGTGACATCTATCAGTTTGCTTGCTACCAGGACTTGTCATGACTGTAAAGCATGGCTCATCCAATGTGAAACGTCTTAAAATCCCCGTTTTTCCTCCTGGCATCTGCCAGCACAGTTTCATATATGGCTTCACTATTTCCTCTGGGACATCTTTCCAACATCCACCGGGGGGAACGAGAGAAATAACACGATACTTATTTTGAGAGTATCTAGCACATTCAGATGGGTCAGGATTATCGTCTAACTTTATGTCTCGGATAACAGGTTTGTACTCATGTGGAGTAGGAAAGCTGAACTTGCATGATGCAATCAAGTCATTCCTTATTCCGACTGTGAATAAACGCTCCCGCCGTTGTGGCGCACCATAATCCCATGCATTTAGCACTGTATAAGTTGTTGTATATCCTGCGTCCTCAAAGATATTAAGCATGGTTGTATACGTATGCTTGTTATCATGATTGCGAAGGCCCTTGACATTTTCGAGTAAAAACATTTTCGGCTGTAGTTGATTAAGAAATACAGCGTAATAGTAGAACATTGTACCCCTAACATCATTCAGCCCTAAACGCTTACCAATTGTGCTAAAGCTCTGACATGGAGTGCCACCAGAGAGCAGATCTAATTCACCCTTCTTTATACCGAATAATTGCTCAAGATCTTGATCCACGACAGTTCTGATGTCAGCGCAAAGCACATTCCAGTTTGGTCTATTCTGCTTCAAGGTCTGTGCTGCATCTTTGTCCTTTTCAATCAGGCCAATCAAACTGAACCCTGACTGTTCTAGTCCAAGAGCAAGGCCGCCTGCACCCGCAAACAGTTCAATAGCTTTCATTTTAAGTTTCGCTCTCCTCATCATGTTTGCGGAGTACTAGTTCTTGGGTTGCAACATCCAAATAGATATCAAACCTAGTCTTTCCTTTTTGTGCCCCCAGATTTGTCAGAATGGACTTCGGCATTCTTATTCTCATATCTTGCTGAAGCACATATGTTTCCAGGTAAATCTCGTTTGTATCCGAATGGGCCATCGTCGCATCCTCCTTGGACTAAATTCGGTCTAAATTATACCTCTTTTTCAGTCCGAAATCAAGATATCTCTCATTCTATTCTTTAACAACGTAGACGCCGACTCTCTCTGCATACTCAATTGTGTTCTTTGTCCCGCCAGGCTGCCCGTTATATATGGCTATAACTCGTTTAGAATGATCCACCATCCACTCGTTCCGAATCTGGAAGCAAGCGCGGCTATATCCTTTGCAAACATATTTCACAATATCTGCCCGACGCATGACATCAGTGTATCTACGCTTCCAGACCCCGCTCAATCTGCGCTCAAATCCATTAATGGGGATGGCTCACATCTGTCCTCATCGCATTCCACTGATAAAGAAGCGGAACGAATACGTCATAGAATTTCTTGCTCCATTCTGCGTGGAATTTCGCCATTTGCGTCCAGCTGCTTTCGTCGTTTATGCCAACTCCGTCTAAATGGCAGTTGACGTAAGAAGCCTTGCCCTCAAATCGCCACCAGTTGATCTGCGAACCTAGGATACGTTCAACCTCTTCTTTGTGTGAATAGAGGAAGTCAAACGCTGATTTGTTCGTATCCCTATCCGATTTTCCGAGAATAAGGTCAACATCAGCGCACTTCATTTTAGCGCTGCAAGAGAAGTAAAAGCCACTGATTCCGAACGTGCCATTCAGCCAATATTCCTTGCCGGGATGTACGTTTCGGAAGGAACCTTCGCTGCCGTGCGCGGACTTTATATACTCAAGAGCAAGCGTCCAGTACCTGCGACGAAGCTCGAAACGGGTCCCAGTTTCATCATCCTTTTGCTCCTCGTTTTGATCTTTAAGATAGAAGATCAATTCCCCAGGATTCTGCCCGTATGCTTTGAAAAACTTTTTGAGCATCATAATTTTGGTGTTGGTACTTGTGTTGCGCTCCAAGTAAATGTTCTGATCGATTTCCAATGCACCACGAAGATCCGCCGGATTATCGCTTACGTAATCATCGAGTTCGTTATCAGGATCGTTTGTGTGTGCAAGGCGCGTCAAAACGGATTTATCCTCTGCGTGCAGGATCTTGATTACCTGTGCCATCATGGTGATCCAGCTGTCAACCGGCTGCTCGGTGTTTTTGTAGCCGAAGCGGACAATCTCCCTGCCGCTGAGATCCACATCATCTTCGAGAGTGTAGGAATCGAGCTGTTTCTCCGCAGGCTTAAACTCTGTTTCCGGAATAGGCCAGATAGTCAAAGCTCTTGAAACGAGCAATTCGCTGCGGCTCTCAAGCTCTTCGAGCGTCCACTTCTCCCGGCCCGCAATCCAAGTGTTCAGCCTCAGGCCGCTTTGGCGGAAGCCCTTTTCCATGTCGCGTTTATCGTCAAACGAACCGTTGCTGTATTTTGAGTTATATGCCGTCAGAGTAAGGTTGGCGAGACGGTGCAGCCAAAGCTCGTGGATATCTTCGTAATCATCGCCCAAGGCGGCTACCCATTGAGGGGTCAAATGCTGAGGCATGATATGCTCAACTGAATACGTGCCCTCGTCAAGATGACGATAAATATCCTTATCCTCATCAATTCCGAAGTTCTCGAAACGTTCGAGGATATAGGCTTTGTTCTTGATATTCATTAGGTAGATCTGCCTTGTGCCAAGCGCTTCGGCAAATTCATCATTGCGTGGGAAACGACCTCGCTCGACTTTGGAAAGCAAGGCATATTTGAATTTTTCAAGATAACCGGCTTCCGTGCCGTCGTACCTGATTATTTCCCTGTGCAGCATAAGGAAGATCTTATTCAAGGCATTAGTCGGGAGGTCGCAAATGCTCCTGCGGAACAAGTAGTTTTCGGTCAGCAGGAATATTTCACGCACATCAGCGACAGAAAGCTGAGGAGCGCCTTTTGTCATCATGCGAAGCACTTCAAGGAAGAACGGGCGCGTAATTGTCGTTTCCAGTCTGTTCAGGCGATAGATGCAGGCGTTGAGTTTTCTATCCTCCGTTTTGCCCTTAAGCAGCAGTTCATACCACCTGGCATAATCGAGAAGGTCTTTTAGAAGCTCTTCCGTTTCAAAGCCGTGCTCTTCAACGTATGCTTTAAAGGTAACATAAACCTTGCTAATCGAAGGTATCGCCTGCTGTTTTACACTGAGGTAATCACGAACAAAAGCGCTGACGTCGTAATTGGTGCAGACTTCTATCCGGTTCCAGTATTTTTCGTAATAATCGTTCTGCTCTTTGGTGGGCAAACCCATCAATATGAAATTGCGGATCTTATCGCCCTCACTCAAAGCCAGGCCGGTGGAGTTAAGGCTCTCGAAGATAAGCTGCGGATTATCGTCTTTGTTAAGTGTTATATTGATGATTTCGAGTCGTGTGATCGCGGTATAGAGTTCATCAATGCTGATTTCTTCCTTCTGTATGCGGGAATAGAAGTATTGATAGTTGATGGTGAGGTTAGACTCCTGAATATAGTCTTCTGCATCTTTGAAGAGCATTCCAAAGGCTCTCTGATCGTTTTTCACCGGCTTTAGCTTGATCCTTGTTTCGCCTTCTTGCCATTCATCGATCAGGTAGGTCTTATAGATCTTATCAGCGAGATTCCCCTGCGTTGGAATAACGATGCCGGCTTTCATCAGATTATACATGGCAAGCATAAGCAGAGAGATCGTAGATAGCCTCTGCTGACCGTCTATGATAAGATACTCATTGAACTCCCCATCGCTGTGAACGGAAACGATGCTGCCGAAAAAGTGGCTGCTGCGTTGTTTTCTGATGATTGCAATCAGGTCATCGTAAAGCTGCTTGCAGTTTTCGATACGCCAATCATAATTTCGCTGATAAACGGGGATTATGAACCGCTTATCCGCTCCCTGCATATAAGATACAAGTTTTGCTTCCGATCCTTTCATATCACACTACCTCATCAGTAAACGTATCTGTTTTCGCTTTAACTCATACACCATTAACCAGGTAGCAGGAACAATTTAGGCTTTCTGTACTGGCAAGGATTAATCGAAAATAGACCTCGCTTGAATTATACACCGAAAATGAGTATTTGGATATACAAAAAACGGTACTCATGATATGGCTTGAGATATATATTCTCGTTTTTTGAATAATCTATTGAAAAATGAGGTCGTTGGGCTACTCTAATGCCTCATCCATATAGTCGACGAGTTCCCCGTGAACCGCAGCGATCCTGTCAAACTCAATCGTTCTGTTCAACCCGCTTTCCCTTGTGCTCATGAGAACGATCTTCCTTCCGGCGACGTCGATGCGCTTGACAGTATCGGTGATCTCGACGTATCTGCCGCCGTCCTTATGCTCATCAGGCTCGAAAACCGTGAAGGTCAGCACGGGGCGGTGCCCGTCCGCGATAACGTCCGCGACGAGCGAGAGCTTCTGATTGAGGAGCTCAAGCTCGAAGTCCTCAAGTTCAAGTTTGGAGTCGGTCAGCCTTGCCTCCTCGGCGACCATATCCTCGTATCCGGAAAGCGCCTTATACGACGCAAACTGAGCGGAACGGTCATACAGGCTCATATGGGGATGCTTCGGCGATCTCCAGTGAGGGAGGTCGATGATATCCGCGTAGACTATGCGCGGATCGGGTTCTTTTTCCTTTATTCCTTTACTCATCCTCATCGCCTCCGTTCATAGGCTCGTAGGGCTTCTTTTTCGGTCTGCCGGTCATGACCTCGTCTCTGCCGGCGCGATGACCGCCGATCTGCTCATTGCGCTCTATCGTCGTGCCTCCGTCCATGTAGTTCATTCCCTTGAGCAGGACGTTCTTTCCGAATCTATCCTGCAGAGCGAGGGTGGCTCTTTGAAGCCTGCGTTCCCTTTCCTCAGCCGCAGATCTTTCCGCTTTCGCCTTATCAACGGCTTCGTAATCGATGAACAGGCTCATCTGCTCCGGTCCTTCAGCTGGGATATCCGTTTCGGGGATAAGATTGCAGGCGGCAATGCCCACGCGCCTTATCAGAAGGTCGGGATCGACGATACGGTCATACAGAGCCATCATGACCTCCATTATCGCTTCCGTTGAGCTGGTATAATGGTCGATATTCCCCGTGCCGTGAGCATGGTTCGGGTGCGGTCTTCCGTACATATCGGGAGAGACCTTTCCCGTATACGTTATGCCGGTCGTCTTGACCTTATAGACGGAATCGGCCATCGTTTTTCCCTGACGTACGACCTCGAGACTCTCACGATCGTATCCGATGGTCAGCACGACCTGCTTTTTAACTACGGCTTTTCTCACCATATCGAGCACGAGCAGCTCCGTCATTTCCCTGGTTATCAGCTTTCCCTTTTCACAGTTATACGGCTCCTTCAGCACCTGCCCGGATGAAAGAGAGGTCGTTTCGGGAGTATAGCTTTTGATTGTGGCGATATCCGTGGGTTCCCATCCCCATGCGTGGTCTATGAGCAGTTCCGCGTTTATGCCCATCGCCTTGTAAAGAGCGTCCTCGTTGTGAACGCTCAGCCTCGCGACGTCGCCCATCGTATAACAGCCGAGGGCGGCAAGCCTTCTCGCGGTGCCGCCGCCGACGCGCCAGAAGTCCGTTATCGGCGTATGGCACCACAGCAGCTCTCTGTACGTCCGCTCGTTGAGCTCCGCGATCCTCACTCCCTGCTCGTCGGCCGGGACGTGCTTAGCCACTATATCCATGGCGACCTTTGCGAGGTACATATTCGTTCCTATGCCGGCTGTTGCGGTTATGCCCGTGGTATAGAGCACCTCGCGTATCATCTGCATGGCGAGCTCGTGCGCGGTGACCGCGTATGTGGCGAGATACGGCGTGGCGTCTATGAACACCTCGTCAATGCTGTAAACGTGGATATCCTCTGGACTTATGTATTTGGAATAGACGGAAAAGACCTGAGTGCTCACTTTTTCATAAAGGAGCATGCGCGGTGGGGCGACTATGTACGAGAGTTCAAGAGCGGGATCGTTTTCAAGCGCCTCGGCATCAAACGATGAGGATGTGAAATGATAATGCCCCTTCTCGTCCATCGGCAAAACGCCGAGCTTTATCGCCTTGCGGAACCTCTCTTGATTGACCTCCTTGACCCTCTGTATCACCTCAAACAGACGGGCTCGTCCTGAAATGCCGTGCTTTTTAAGAGAAGGGGATACTGCGAGGCAGATGGTCTTTTCGGTGCGCGAGAGATCCGCGACGACGAGATTCGTTGTCAGAGGATCGTATTTGCGGTCCGCGCACTCGACGCTGGCGTAGAAGCTCTTGAGGTCTATCGCTATATAGACTTTATCCATCCCGATCCTCCTTTCTCAGACTTTCGACGAACCATCTGCCGAAATGGCTGGCGAACCTGTCCTGACATCTCTCGAAAAACAGATATTTTATCTCGCCCTTGATAACGACCGTGAAGCAGTCTCCGGGAAGGCTGCGCTCAATTGACGACGCCGGACGGAAATCCTTCACAGCCTCGATGACGAAAACACGGCCGTCCTTCCATGTGATAGAGCGCGGCTGCATATACCCCGTTGAATCAAAATCGGAGTTGACCTTGACATATACCCGCTCAGGATGAAGCGGCTTCGTGTATGCCATCGGGATCAACTCCTTTCAGCGGGATCCTTTCAGTCCCTGTTATTTATGCCGTATTCTCTGTTAAACTCCCTGATCTCGTCAACGAACATCTCCTCGAGCGCGCCTTCCTCGTCTTTGCCGGGCCTTTCGGAGGAGCGGACGGTGCCGAGGACTCTGCCTCTGATAACGAGGGTGTTCTGCTCATTCTTTTTCGGATACGGAATATCGGGATTAACGGAATAGAGAGTTCTGTCCGCTCCGATGCGTTTGATAACGGCTCCGTCATCCGTATCGACGATGACGTCCTCTCCGGGAGAAGCGGAACAGGCGTTTTTATAGTAGACGTAATCCCCGCTGTGATAAACGGGTTCCATGCTGTCACCGTGGACCTTGACTATCCCGTCCGCTTCCTCGTTGATAGTGTTCTTTTTGAGGAAGGTATAGGAGGGAGGCGAATCCGGGACGTAATCGCCGACGCCTGCCGCCGCCATGCCGGGACGGACGAGGAACAGCCGGAAAGTTTCCTTCACGATTCGGTCCTTTTCCGCTAGTTCCTCGTTCAGCATGGAATAGATCATCTTTTCGACGACACGCTGACTTGCGGGAGAGAGCTGACGGAAAAAGCGTATGACTCTGTCCTCCATTTCGCTTAAGCCGTTTTCGGCTTCCATCCCGTAAAGCTCGTGGAGCTTTATGCCGAGGAGCGCGCATATCTCGGGAATAAGACTGTGGTCGGGTTTGCACCTGTCCTTTTCCCAGTTGGCGACGGAGTTCCTGGATACGTTGACCATCTCCGCGAAGTCGATCTGGGATATCCTTGCGCTTTCCCTGTGCGCTTTGATGACCTTGCCGAAGCAAGTGCGGTCAGCCGGCAGCTCTGCTGCTGAAGGAGCGTCTTTTTTTGCAGCCATGATCGTTCTCCTTTGCTTATTCGGTTTCCGGCGGGAAAAGTATGCGTTTTCCTACTGCCGGATACCCTTTTGCGGCATTATACCACATATCTACTTTGCAATGCAATACCTATCTGCAAAATATTTTACACAAAAAGTATTGCGTTCCGAACCCGGCGTGTGTATAATAGTCCTCACCAACATGAGGAGGACCGCCGAATGAAAAGTTACGAGTATTTGCCATCGCCTGAGAATGGCGGCTCTGTTCACGTCCTCATGCCGTTTTACTCGGCTGAGGAGGAGAACGCACTTAAAAACAGAAGAGGACCCTTTTCGGTCATCGAGATACTGAAGGAGGTATTCAACGAGGATTTCTTCGCCGCCGTCGATCGATATGTGGAGACCTACCCCGATCTAATAAAGAAGTTTACCGGCAGAAATGACGCCGACGCCTTTCGTCTCGATCTTCTCAGCGAACCGAGAATAGAGGATTGCTTTGAGTACGACTACAGATATCTGGCAGTCGATCTCGTTTTCGACGCCGTCGTAAACACCATTACTTCCGGCAACGAAGAAGGGGCGTCGTTTCATATTCCTTTTGAAATGCGCTATTTCATCAACTACCACAGCAAAAAGTGCAGCGTTCCAACAATTGGCCCGAGGAAGGAAGCGCCGCGGAAGAAGGGCATGAGCTTCAACCGTTATCTGCTCCCCGTCATGTATTCGGATGATTATGCTGACGTCGCGGAGGACATACTCGTCAGATACTATCCCGAAGCGCGTGATGAGCCTATCGTCATCGACGGCCGCACGCTTGCGAAGCGTATGGGACTCAGGACGCGCACGGTCCGTTTCCCGAAGGGAAGCGATATGCAGGGGCTGATATTCTTCTCGGAATCGAAATATCCTGTGAGGAACGAAAACGGAGACTGCGCTGAAATAAACGTTCCTCCTATGACCATACTCGTCAACAGAGACCTGTGCTCCACCCCCGAAATTGAGAACAGCACTATCGTTCATGAATGCGCTCACGCATATCTCGACCATCGCTTCTTTCTGCTCCAGTCGCTGAGCGGAAACGGAGCCGCCGCCTGCATGGGCAAGAGCGCCGTTCCGAAAAGATACGCGAAGATCAACAACCCTATCGAATGGGCTGAGCTTCAGGCGGAGAAGCTGCCCGCTTATATCCTTATGCCCGAGTACACCGCCCGAAACTATATCGAGGAGCTTTACGACTATTCCCGCTGGGACAAGTCCCCGGAAAACGTCATGCGCGTCGTTACTCAGCTGGCGGAGAAGTTCGGAGTGTCGAAATCCATGGCCAAGTACCGCATGATCGAACTCGGCTTTCCGGAGGCAGAGGGCATTTACTGTTTTATCGACAAAAAGAGAACTCCCGACCATGGATGCTCGGGAGCTTGGCGTCAGGGAATCACGTATACGATATCAAGGAAGGAAGCGGCGAAACTCATTACCGCCTCGCCGAAATTCCATACCGCCTTGAGAAGCGGTCAGTATGCATACGTCGAAGGACATTACTGCCTTGACTCGGAGGTCTATATCCGCAAAAGCCGTTTTGGCGGCAGACGGCTTACAGAATACGCCAGAAGCCATATCGACGAGTGCTGTATCTCCTTTTCCGCGTCCGGCAGGTACGCGAAAGCGGAATACTCGGGAGGGTATGCCGCGAGAAAGACCGAGGTCACCGACAAGTATCAGAGCCGCCATTCCTTCGACGCTGAGCCGGAATCAAAGGAACGAACGCTGCAGAACGACCGCTTTAAAACCGACGCCGCAATATGGGAGAAGCTTCGACGGGATCTCCCTCAAAACTTTGGAAACGCCATACAGCTCATACTCGACGAAAAGGGGATCTCGCAGAACGAGCTCGCCCTGCGTCTCGGAGTCAGCCGCGCCTCCGTCCGCAAGAGGTGCGCGGAGCGCGTCACTCTTCGCCATGTAATCGCGCTTTGCATAGCCTTGGACGTCCGTGCGGATATAGGAGAGCAGCTTGTCGTCGCGGCAGGGTTGTTCTTCAGACGGAACTCCGAGGATGAACTGCTTCACGCCCTGCTCTTCGAGACTAGGGATCTAAGCGTCTCAAGAGCGAACGAGATAATGGAACAAGCGGGACTGCCGAAGCTGACATATGGAGAAGAAGTGAAATAGTCAAAGGCGCATAGAATGAAATCTGTAAAAGGGAATACCGAGAGATAGGGCACAGATTTCTTGCTTGAATGTGCTTGCTTATGATATAATCCATTATGCTAATGCTACCAAATTGTATGGAGAGCTTGTATGAGGATAGTTCAGGCATTTTTAACAAAAAACCCTTGCTATAACACCGACAGGAATATTGTTGTTAAAGGTCTTATGCTTCACTCGGTCGGATGCGGTGTTCAAACAGCCGAGCATTTCCTTTCTTTGTGGAACAATGAAAAATTTGATAGAGCCTGTGTACATGCTTTTATAGACGGAAACGATGGCACAATCTATCAGACTTTGCCGTGGACCCACAGAGGATGGCATGCAGGAGGGATGGCAAATAACACTCATATTGGAATCGAAATGTGCGAATACTCCGGTTTCAAATATGCCGGAGACACTGCTTTCGTCTGCGATGACCCAGAATCAGCAACAATGGTCGCTAAAACGACATATGATGCCGCTGTTGAGCTGTTCGCAAAACTATCTATTGAATTTCATCTTGATCCGTTAAAAGACGGAGTGATAATAAGTCATTGCGAGGGGCATCTGAAGGGTGTTGCGACTGATCATCCGGATCCTGAACATCTATGGAAACAGTTAAATCTCTACTATTCTATGGATACTTTTCGTCAAGCTGTATTTGCTGAAATGAAAAGGCGGCTAGAGATAGCAAAGTAATTTAGATGGATATTATAGAGCCAATCGGCTCTTTTTTTATTCCCTATAATCTGGCGGTTATGGGTTGTTCGTGTAAATCCTGACGAAATTGAGACACCAGGTTAACTGTGAGATAATGAGGTCAAGGAAAGCAAGACAGCAAGCTTGATTGATGAGAATAAGTTTCAGACCATGAGTTGCTGTTGTTTTGTATTCCGGACATAGAATGAAAAGGAAGTGATAGAATTGCTGACTGCATCCGAAATGAAGCTGAGACTGGAAAATGAGTACCACGCGATGTGTGCGTTTCCTGTCAACAGCCTGTTCACCTGGAGGATCGCACCGGGTCAGACCGCGCCTCGAGTGAAGTCTTACATCATCACATACAACGTAAGAACAAAAGTAAAAGACAGAGGCAGCGAACGTTTCCAGAAGAAAACGGTTATCCGTCTCGACTATCCTGATGATATCAATTCCGCTCCGATTGTTAACGTGATCGAAGGCAAGGTTCCTTTCCATCCCAACTGGTGGGAAAACGGAAGGCTTTGTCCCGGAAGTATGTGGGATAAGGAGAAGATACTGTGGAAATACGTTATCAAGATCGGTAAGGTTTTGGCTTTCGATCCTGAATTCACTAATCCCAAGAGCCCGGCTAATCATGCGGCGGCAAATGACTGGGAGGAAAAGGAAAGGCAGCATCGCATTCACAGGATGTATCCCTGCGGGAGGACGGATTTCCCTCGTCCTGTAGGATATTAAATAAATAATTCATAGGAGGAAGAAACCATGCACGACATCACCATCACGATTCGCCACAACGGCGAAAAGCACACCGTTCCCACTCAGGACACTATCATCCTCGACGACCTTCTTCAGCAGCTTGCCGGTCGCGGAATCCTTACTTCCGGTCAGGGCTGGGTCGTCACCAAGCTGAATGAGAACACAGCGTTGGATCTGGGCCTGTCTCTTGCAGACAACCATGTATCCGACGGCGACACCCTGGAGCTTGCATCTCCGACCAAGGCAGGCGCGTAATCCATATATGGAAAAAGCGAATTTGGGCGGCGGCAAGGAGGTCGCCGCCCGTTTCGAAGGGAGATGAGTTAATGGAGAAGGCTGAAAAGAAAACCGACAGACAGGAAAGGATCCCCGATTTCAGTCAGCAAACAATCCGTGAGGCAAGGATTGGTGTGATTGGCGCAGGAGCAACCGGCAACGAGGTGCTCAAAAACCTAGCCCTTGTCGGCTTTGGATATGTTTACTGTTCTGATATGGATCATATCTCTTCCAGTAACATCAGCAGAACAGTGCTGTTTACAGAGAAAGACATTGGCAAGAGAAAAGCTGTCCTTGCCGCTGAGCGTTTTCAGGCGATGAACATTGATAATGGTGTTGCGGATTATTATGACGGCGACATTTGCCATGGCCTTGGAGACGGAGTTTTCAGGCATTTGGACATAATAATCGACTGCGTGGATAACGATCAGACCAGACTTTATGTCTCTAACATCTGCCAGTTGATTAAGAAGCCCTCTATTGATATCGGCATCGGCGGATTCGATTGGAATGTGTTGCCTACTTCCGGTCAGGAAGGATGCGCCTGCTTTGCGTGTACGCTCAGCCAGAGAGAAGAAAAGAATGCCCTTTCCCGCGTTCGTAACAGCTGTGACGTGACGAGAAGGAAAGCTTCCGCCGAGAAGAAGATACCTACGATCGTAACTGCGGCTGCTTCGGCAGGCTCTCTTGCAGTCGAGAAAGCAATCAAAATTGCGTTCCATCTGCGCGATCCCGAAAACGAGTTGTACAAGCCGGATTATGGCGTGATGTCCTACTATTCATCTTTGAAAAATAAGATGAGCTACTTCGATTTCAACATCCGTAGGGACTGTGAGCATCATGACAGCTACGACGCTCACGGAGGAGTAATCGAAACTCCCATTTCTGCTCATTGGAGGCTTAAAGACGCTCTTGCATGGGCAAAGGAGAACTACGGCGGAGATTATGAGATAGCCGTATACAAGGACTGCGCATGCGCAGACCGCGGTTTCGTGACAAAGGCCTACTGCGAACACTGCGGTACCGAAATCGACGTGTACCGTCCGCAGCCTCTCGAGGACGACGAGATGCTCTGCGAGAGCTGCCGCAGTGCAGGACACGAACCAACCAATCTTTCGAACGCCGTACTGAAATGCAGTTTTTCATTGTTAGATGAAGAGCGCATTCAGAACATGACTCTTCTGGAACTTGGCATACCGCTTCTTCACATTGTTGAGTTCTCTCCGTTAGACGAAGAACACGATACTCTCTTCCTCGAGCTTACCGGAGACATTGAAGAAGTCATGCCCCATCTGCCTAGATAAGAAAATTTTTAAGGGAGGAATCAACATGCGCGGAGAGCTTGTTATTACCGAGAGAGAGCTGCAAACCCGATTTCGCGGAGAGCGTGATCTTGTGACTCTTGCCCCATATCAGGTCGGCGACCGAGTTATCAGATGTGGTAATTGCCATGCAGTTGTTAAGACCCAGTTCGTCACTGCCGGCGGTTGTCCGCTCTGTGGACATGCGCCTTTCACCCCTTCTCCTGTCATAAACGAACCTTCGGCATATGTTGCCCCGTCGAGAACTCAGCGCGGCATTAGGGGATTCTTCGGCTGGTTAATCTTATCTGCAGCTTCCTCCCTTCTTCCGTTCATCTTTCCTGGAATGCGTTCAGCCATTTCGGATGCGATGTTTGGCTTGAGCGTCGGATGGATTATTGCTATATTCTGCGCGTTGAGCTTGATCTCGTTGCTTGTGCTCATGTGCAATGACACTATTACCGAGATATGGCAAAACTCCGAAGCAGGGTGGTTGCTTGCATTTATTCCCGGCGCGGTTCCTTATGCAGCTTTGTGTTCGCTATGGTTAGTTATTATTGTTGTTAAGATAATACTGGCTATCCTCTTGATAGGGTTATGTATTGCAGCAGTGATAGGACTGATTGGCGGCCTCAGCAACTAAAAAGCGAAAGGAGTATGGAATAATGATTCTTAATATGTCATCTAATCAGGGAATCGTTACAGGAACGAGCCATTGGATGAGCGGCGTAGAAAGGCTGCTGGTTTTTCGTCCTCATGCGTCGAATAAGCTTTTCAAGAAAATCGGATGGCTTCGCACCGATTTCCCTGATAATCGTAACGAGCAAGGCGGCATTCTCATAGGGCGCTATATTAAGAATGCCGAGGGCATACCCGTTCAGGCTGAGGTCCTCGAAATTCTTGTCGCCAAGACCGAAAGCCGCTTCCCTGGTTACATCGAATGGGATGCAATGGAGGAGATTCGACTCCAAAGACAGTTCTTTGATATTAAAGAAAAACTTGAATCCTCCAATTCTGAGTTGGAGAATGAAGTCTCCATTATTGGGTGGTGGCACACCCATCCCAACGGACTTCCCGTATTCATGAGCGGGACAGACATGGAAACTCAGAGGCAGAAGTATTTCAAGCCTGAGAAGTACAGTGTTGTGCTTAATCCGCACCGCGGGATCTGGCGCGCATTCGCTGGGAGAGACGCCGTTGAGGTTCCAGCGATAATGCTGCTTGGCAACGAAAGCGATAATACGGGACGCACCTCAAGCAACAAGACTCAAAAGAAAAAGAAGGGTAATAAGAATAAGAAAAAGGCCAATCATTCTAAGAAGTCGAAAAAGAGGAAGTGATAATATGCGTAGGAAAGCCAGAATCCTCCCAACCCCCGGATACGTCTACACGGCTCCGATAGAAAGAATTATTCCGCAGTTAGAGCGCATCATTCCCAGCAGCGACTATAAGCCTATGACCTTGCATGCAAGGGCTCTTCAGGCAAGCGGAGCTGTAAAGAATGTCGAAGCGGAGTGGTGTCCCGTATGTTTGGGTCGGCACATCAGCGAACGGCTTTCATCGGGGAGACCAGTGTGGCACTGCGATGACTGTGGAAACGAATGGTGAGCAGAAAGGATACCATAATGATTCCTGCGGCATATCATAGAAGCCTGTTGACCGAGGAAGAACAGGCAGATTATTTGACGATAGTCAATGCTCTTATTAGACACAGCAGCAGAGTTCAAATCAAGAGCTCTGCTGCTCATAAGAAGTCGATCAAGCGAATAATAAGCGCAGTTCACTTGGATCATCCTGAGCTATTTTTCGTAGATTTTTGGAACTCCAAAGTAATGTCGTCTTCTCTATGTCAGGGATCGGCGATCCTATTCAATATGCTCATTGATAGAAAAACAGCCGATTCGATAACCGAAACGATTAATAACAGAGTATCCTCAATACGCGAAAAAGATTCTCCCTCGTTGTCCGCAAAAAAGCGTTATATGATTCTTATGAATGAAATAGCTTCGTCTACTAAGTATAAGAATACAGCAAGCGCATTCTGGGATCATACTGTGGCTGGACCGATTCTTTACCACACGGCAGTCTGTGAAGCAATCGCAAAGCTGTTCCTATTGCTTTGCCAGCGGCTTGACTTACCGTGTGCTGTAATAACCGGAACAGTCAATGATGCTCCTCACGCATGGAATATGGTTGAGCTATCAGGAAGGAGATACTACGTCGACGTTACCTATCACTTGAAGATGATACCTATCTATATTCGATACAAGTTGTTCCCGGATAGCGTCTTTAAAACGAGAGAGCAGATGATAAGTAGAGGTTATTTATGGATAAAAACATAGACATTCTTATCCAAAGCCACACAGACCTAAGCTGAAAAACGGGAGGAAACACTATGAAAGCACCTAAGAGATGTCCGATATGCGGAAGCCAGTCATGGAGATGTGTGAACACATATCACAGTGGTTTCTCTTTGAGCAAGGGAATCGCGGGGAGCATCCTGTTTGGTCGCAGAAATGGAAAATGGCTAGGTTTGCTTGGAAGAAAAACAAGGGTCTACGCTTGTTCAGACTGTCACCTAGTAATGGAATACAAAAGATAGCATGATATAGCAAACAATGACGGTACTGGACCTTTCTAGTAATCGATGAGGCGGGTAAGCTGGTTGTGATTATGATGCCATTAAGCATCCAAGGTGAGGATCCCACACTCAAAACGCACCCAAAACAAAACGTGAGGTGTGGACAATGCACGCACATTACAAGAAATCCAGAACCGAGAAGGGTAACTCTCGAAAATCAGACATCAAGCGACTACGATAATTCTCCTTTGCAATTCCAAACTCATTATACGCTTGGACGAAAAGCTCCAACACCGCTTGAAGCGTTTCGAGTTTGCGTGGAAAACAGCGACTTCGGCGGCGCAGAATAGGGATATAATGCCTTAAATCTGCATTAATACCTTCAGCAGTGTAGGTGTCATTTTTGTTGTTTACATTACGGATGTGTTTGCCGGGATAAACAACATCAACATAGCCGAGATAACCGTCCGTGCAGTAAAAGTCTGCCTCAGGACCGCTGTCAACAATTCGTTGAATACGCAGCGCTGATTTATCAAAAGCCACGTCAAACCCTACTATCTGGCGCGGTGCTCGACTTACCATAGTCATTATATAGGCATTTTCACGGGTTTCCTTTGTAGACTTTTGGCCCACAAACCAATATAGCTCATCCAGCTCTAAAGTTTTGGGATTAGCTTTTGGGGTAGGTGCTGTTTTTTTAATCCAGTTATAAACATTGGCTTTGCTGAAGCCGAATATCTTACCAACACCTCTCCCGCTTGCTCCGGCGTAGTAGGCTTTAATTGCCATTTCACGAACTTCCTCAGGATACTCTCGTGTTTTCGGTTCAAAGGTGTAGTATTTTCTGCACTCCTTGCAGAAGCATCTTTGCGTTCCCGAACGATTCTTCCCTGCGTTTACCTGATTCTCAACTTTTCCGCATACAGGACATTTCCTTGCTGCGTTTTCTTTTGCTTTTCTCATGCCTTTATTATACCATATTGTGCGCTATTCGTCCACTCCTCAAAACGTGTTCCCTATTGAATCTGCCGGTAATTCTGATATAATAAGAATAGGTATTTACCGGAGGGATCTATGCTTAATGATTTATTATACAAAGGGCGTAATCGCAGACATTTGAACATTGTCGGTGAAGAGGCTGAAACCACTTTGTGGAGAGATGTTGTCAATTGCATTAAATGCGCGCATGGTACCGGAGATCAAATCAACAGGCTTTTTTGTGTTGGCTGTGTACAATGCGGGAACAATGATGCTTCATTTATTACTGCGCTTAATGGTTGGGTAAACGCCTTTTATCGAAAAGGCGGAGCAATTAAGCAATCGCTTGTCGGGAAAAAAGACGTCGAATCTTTTTATCGTGCGCTGAAATTGTTAAACAGCAACAATGGCAGCTATACTATCGACCATGCTACCCTGTACTCATGGCAAGATGGAGTTAATGGTTTTCGCGACCCGAGGAAGAAGCCTAATGATCCGAAACCGAGACAGAACTTCTATAAATTGTGCGGCATCATGGGACTTCAAAAATATGAGGAAATATCGGACTTTTTTGCCGGCATGATAAAAACGGATGCGTTTGCGCGAATGTGTCCTTTCGAATGCATTGCAGAACACTTCGTATTAATGAAGCGCAACGATTGGTTGGAAAAGACAGTAAATACCTTTGAAAAGTACGAAGATAAATTTAAGCACTACGTTGAAGCTGAAGATGGCGATGAGGACGATGTTGCTATTGGGGCTATTATTGGCAATTCGAACATTAGCGATTCCGAGCTGGTTACTGCTTTGGTAGTAAAATACAAGGCACAGCAATCAGTCCTCGATAGAGTAGATAGTCAGATCACCCCTCTAATACGATTGGCATGGACAAAACTTAACGAGATTGATGAGGGTGACGCTTCCTCAGAAGACCCAGATTTTTCAGAACTATTTCGATGGATACTTAATAGATATGGCGATGATGACGGCGCAATTAGCGAAGTCAACGCTGCGAAAAACGAAGATTTAAAAGCAATTGGGGCTTCAAGAAACTTCCCGTCTGTTCGGCTTCTTAGAAAAATCTACTCTGGGAAGGCTAACACCGAACATATAAGAAAAATGATCATGCTGCTCGTTTTTGCTGCACAGTATGGTAACGATGTTATGCCGGCTTCTATAGCGGACGAGTATAATGTTCAAAGAAGAGAGCGAAGAGCATATAATCTCATTATATCCTGCGATGATACCTTTAGAAAACTTGGGTGTCATGCTTTCAGCTCTGCGGACGGTTATGACGTTTTTATCTTATACTGTTGTTTAACGCATTATCCCATAGATAGTTTTAGACGAATTCTTGTGAGCTGATGCAGTAGTTGGACAATTAAAATGTTGTTCGTGTAAATCCTCAAGCGAGTTGATGACAACGGACAACATCAGTATCATTTTTATGTTGCTTACAGCAACTTTGGCTGAAAGGTGAAATCTATGGAGAGAAAAATACACGAACCTAATGAACGAATTACTCTGGAAAACAATGGGGAGTGTCGTGTCTTTCGTATATGCAGCAAAATCGGATCCGGCGTTATATCTGTCGGCTATAAGGCGATAAAAGAGACACCGGATGGAGATGAAGCAAGAGTTTTAATTAAGTTTTGTCCAAAGTACTTGGAATTTGGCTCGAAGGCTTATCTTGTCGAAAAAGAACAGTTTGGCTTGAAAGCCGAACTGCATCGCAAGTTGGGAAATCTAGAAGAGACGGTTAATCAAACCGCGCCATATCTTGGCAGTTTTACAGATAAAGATGGCAATCCATGGATTGAAACGACATGGATCAATGGCAGCTTTTTATCAGAGTGGAATAATGGAACTACTAAGCTTCCAGAGTATATAGGTACGATTGCTTCTTTGCTTAGAGCCGTACGAGGATATCATGCTGCAGGTTATCTATTCCTCGCCCTAAAGCCCGAAAACATCCAAGTCTATACTCCTGACTTTGGTGTCGAAGGCATAAGAATACTTGACTTTGGAAGTATGATGGAAAAGGCCGTCATAATAAATAAAGAGAAAAGGGCTGATACGTTAATCTCATTTTCTCAAAAGTGGTCGGCGCCAGAAGTGAAAAACGAACGATACGATGATATCTCGGAGAAGTCGGACATATACAGTATCGGTCTGATTCTTTATCACTATATGTTTGGCAAGCTGCCTGATTATGCTTTTGATATAGCATCTTCTCTTAAGAGCGATTTTCAGAGTAATAAAGCCTTGCTTGGTTCTACGGTAAATAGTGTGAGAATCAGGAACCTGTTTTTTGAATTGTTTTCTAGCTTATTGGCGTTTGACATTGAAGATCGCTCATCAGATCAGGAAGCAATCGAGAAGATAGTGCAGATTCAGCGTGAGATTGAGCCTAAAGGTGAAAGCCGACTCGATTTGGCTAATATTTCTTTACCAAAGGCAACCGATAGATTTATTTTAGGCGACCGTGATAATCATGAAAACAGGATTCTGGAATGTCTGCACGAACATCGTCCCGTGGTTGTCCAAGGCGGTGGAGGAGTTGGCAAAAGCGAACTAGTTCTTGATTTTGCAATTAAGCACTTATCGAGCTTTGATTTCTACTATCTTACTTATAGCAGAAGCATTCAGCACACACTGCTTAAGCTTCCTACGGAGCCGCCAATAAAAACTACAAAAATAGGCGATGATGGTCAAACTGTTAAGATGACTGAGCACGAAATCTATCTTAACATCTTAAAGTGTATCCGCAAATATGGGAGAGAGACGGTTTTAATTATTGACAACCTAGATGAGGAAGATGACAGTGAAACATGTACTATTCAGGATCAGCATGAATATGATGAGCTGATATCATTGCCGGTAAACATTATCTGTACCAGCAGATATAACGGGTTCGAGAATACAGTAACTATCCCGCTTGGTGAAAGCAGAAGCATCTGCCTACAGCTTCTTAAAGGCTATCTGCCTTCTATTAATGACATTGAGGCCGCAACATTAGTTGATGCAGTTGAGGATAACACCCTTGTTGTTGATATAATCGGCAGAACAATTAGCGAAAGCGAAAAGCTTGGCGCGAATATTAATGTTAGCATGATGCTAGACGCTTTGAAAGGAGAAGGCGATTTCGGAGAATTTGAAGCCGTGCGATCCAATTATCGAGGAGATCGATCTGAACGCAATGTTCTGCAACACTTAGAGCGGATATTTAATGTTTCTAAAATGAAACCTGCCGCTTTGGACGTTTTGCTGTTCATGAGCCAGTTCCCGGTTAATGGAATATCCAAATCGTTGGTTTATTATACTTTTAACAAAGAAAGTGATAGGCGCGCATACCGCCAGCTGATTGCGACAGGTTGGATACGTGAAAAAACTATTGCTTCAACTTCAAAGGTTTATCTTCATCCGGCCGTTAATACCGTTGTCAAAAAGATGGCGAATAAGGTAAAGTATTCTTCTGTTATTTCAAAGTTTATCGCCCCCTTCTCATCCGTCTTTGCGTCGTGCTTTGAAGACGACAAGAAGAAGCGAAAGATTAGTTCATTCTTTGCCGAGGATTTAGATTTCGCCGAAAAAATAGCGGATGAAGTATTGTCTCAGAAAGAACAGCATGGGCGTGGCGTGATAGAGTCAGCCGCTGATGTTTATTCTGCCTTGTCACAGTATTATTACTCCATTTCAGACAGAATAGACTTAAGAGAAACATACTCGTCAAACGCCGTGTGCCTGCTTGAAACGATTGTTGGTGAAGTCAGCGATAAGGAGCGCAACGCTATTCTGCTGAAACTTGCGAGACAAACGTTTTATCGAGGTATTGCAAAATATGATATCGATCTGTTTGAGGAAGTGTTGGTTGATTTTGATGCAGCAATGAAAATCCTCAATCAGATTGATGACTCGTATGAGAGTGCGGCCACTGATAGAGATACAGTGAAAGCACAAATCTATGAACGTAAAGGAGAACTTCTTCAGGGTACCGGAGACTGGGAAACGGTTAGAGAGAATTATCGAAAAGCTGTCGAGCTCTCGATAAAAACTAATAATGAAAAAGAACTTGCCCGCGCACGCAGGTGCCTTGGAATGGCCTTGGGCGATAACGGGAGAATATTAGAGTCGGTTAGAGAACTGAAAAAGGGGCTGGACCATAATGACTTTGGCTTGCGAGCTTTTAACTGCATAGGTCTGTATGTCTCCATGACAGGATTATACGATATTGCATTAAAGAATTATTACCGTGCATTAGACAGTTGGGATGGAAGCCGGCAGGATCCTCCTATCTTCCTATACATTAATCTAGTAAACTGTAACTGTGAGCTTGGAAGATTCTCTGAAGCGGAAAAATGGGCTGCGAAAGCCTGTGGAGAACTATTTAGAGATAGCAGCAGAGATATCGCTCTCTCAGCGGTAAGATTACTGAAAAAGGATGATCAGGAAATCGACCTTCATATTGATGATTTACATTGGAAAGGAAGTACTGCATGCTTAGTATGTCTTTGTCTGCTGTATACTGTTTGCAAAAGAGACGGCAGCGACGTTAACATTGTCAATGCGGCTAAACTGGTAGAACGGGCAGTGACATCGCGAGATAGCCGTATTAGACTTTTGTGCGAAAGGTTGGAGACCGCTTCTGCCAGTGTTGACTGCACTGCAGTTGAGGAGTGGACAAAGGATCTTGAGTTCAACAAACTCACGGCAGCTTTGTTGACCAAACGTTTGGGACAGTTCTATTATTTAACAGGGGATTATGCAAAGGCATATAGATTCGGGATTGCCTCTTACCATTTGTACAGCGATTACAGATATCCATTTGGAATTGCTGAAGCAGCCGTCCTATCCCGACAAGCGGCGACAAAAGTTTCAATGCCTATTCCGGATCGAGTAACTGCAGATGAAACAAGGTGCAAAGAAATTCTTGCTAAAGAAAGGGAAGCGCTTTTGAACCTGAGAAGAACTGAACTTTGCTGGCTATTTGAATAATTGGAGCCGAAGATGGAAGAAAGATTCGCAATAGTCAATAAGCCAAGTGTTTTCATGTTTGATAGAGAGTTTACAAACCGCGAGGACGAGCTGCTACACGGTTGGGCTGTAAAAATACTTGGAGAATATAACAAGCATTGTCACGTTGTTACGCATTATGGTTATGAAGGCTATTTAGATGCGAGTGTGCTTTCATCTGTCTCTCGGAGCGAAATTAATGATCGGATCATTGGTGACGACCTCATGGTGATAGCCAACTCGTTTGCAGACATTCTTTCTATGCCTAAGGTTCAGGGGCGTATCCTGATAACCTTGCCTAGGGGAGCATATGTTGTGAAAACGGGTGAGCAAAAGGATGGGTATCAGCATATATGTACTACTGATGGAAAACATCATGGCTTTGTCAGATGCTGTTCGCTAAGCCGCCGACTGGATAACGACGAGTTCCTGTTGAACAACAGTTTTGATTTCAACTCGCAAGCGTTACTTAATCAGGAAGAGAGCTTGCTGCGTGAACAGATTTGCACCAATGCGCTTGGGTACCTAGGTGCTCCATACTGTTGGGGTGGAAAGACTCCTAAAGGCATTGACTGCTCCGGCTTGATGTTTATGAGCTATATGCTGGCGGGAATTTTAATTTTTCGTAATTCTCAAAATAATAGCTCGTATCCAGTAAAACCAATTCGACGTGAACTGTTAAAAAAGGCCGATTTGATTTATTGGGAAGGGCATGTTGGAATGTACATGGGCAATGATCTGTTCATTCATTCAACAGGAAACTCGAAAGACTTTAAATGCGTTATAAGTAGTTTATTACCGTCCGACCCAAACTACCGATCGGATCTTGCTGAAAGCATAATTGGGTATGGCAGCATTTTTAAGGCATAGCTGGCCTAAACAGCTGAAGCAAACGGGAGCGTAGATGAAAAATCTGCGCTCTCTTTTTTTCTCGTGTTACTGTGTTTCCGCGGAAAATTGCTGATAAGAAAAATGCTTGCTAAACTGATACCGTAAGAAGAAGAGTATCACAAAGGAGGACTATTGAAACACCGTGTGTGAAACGCACGCGCCCCGCCAAAGTTACGGCTGTTCCGGGAGTATCTGTTTCCGCTTCTTACTTGGCGATCGGAAGCCGAGGCAGCGCCATTGCTCTCTGCCTTGAAATAACGGAACGGCCGGTTCAGTCGCCCAACGGCAACAGTGTGGTTGTAATTGGAAGGTTTTACTCGAGGCTTATGACAAAGGGTGACCGTTGTGGGTACGAATCCCACGCGAAAGGCTGCATAGCGGAAGTCGCGAACCCGCGATGGAAGCGTTCGCTGAACGAACGGCGGAGCGAAAGGGCATAGTGATCCTCTTAGGCGCAGCGTGGATAATGCGGAAGTTTCTGGAAGGAGGATATATGAAGAATTATGAAAGGTACCCGGTGGGTTTCAGTCGAAGTGGCACAGCGAAAGTAGATTCGCTTGCATTGTCATTGTTTTTCTCGAAAGGTATGGTGAATAATATGAAGATGGAGCGCGAATATGTACTGAAAGACGATTTTGAGCCTATATGCGAGGTTCGCCTTGCGGATAAGAAACGTGCAGCGCTCAAGCTCAGTCTTCCTCGCAGGAACAATTATCAGTCCGCTTTCAAATCGGGAGAGTTGTTCTATGCGTTCAAGAAAATCAATATCGTATGCCCAAACTGCGGCATGCGTCTTCATCTGTACGCGTCTAAAAGCGACTCAGTATCCGTGAGGCGACTTGAAAACCGTAAAATGGACAGGCAGGTCAAAGCGTTCCTTGACGACCAGATTACCTTCTTTGATGATGAAAATCACGATTATATCGAGATCAATGCGCCTCTTCCTTTCGGAACGAAGGTCGAATGTCCTCGCTGTGGAACACAGGGCACTCTTCGTGAGCAGTCGTCCGAAAGGAAGGTGCGTATTGCCGCTGATACGGACAAGCTCAGCGTCGCCTGCGAACGAACCGACATATTCGATGCGCTGTCCATCGGGTGGTTGTCCGTCGAAAATAAGGATGTTGCCATAGGCTTGCCCCCCTATGAGGAGAAGATCATTTTTGATTTCGACACAGGCGCGACGGTCATTCAGCTCATAGACGGAAGCGGAATCGTCTGCGAGAAGGAGATCACATCGGATGCGGAGCTTGCGGGGCATGACCGCATCGTCGATGTCTTCAACAATTTCGTGCTTCGACGCAGGATAAGGTCTGCGTTCGCCGAGGCCTACGGCTATGAGATATTCTTTACCCCGGATGAACTCAACCTCGACCGATACATACTTCATACGAATTTTATGGGTTACTACCGTGATTTCTATGACTGCGTCCCGTTCATTATGGACTACCGTCCGGCATCCTGCGGCAAGCGCAGGTTTCCGGAAAGCATTAGAGAAATTGCCAAGTTCATGCATCGCGCTGACGATATTCCCGCGCTATATAATAAGCTGGGCTTACCCGTGGTAAAGTCTGTCAGGAAGATCGTGTTCGAGAACCCGCAGCTCATGTTCTACGCGTATGAGCTCCAGTTGCTAAACAAGGTGTTTCCGGACGTCAACTATTTTCGCAGGATCATCACCTGTGCCGCGGCATATCGGATCCTCGCCTCTCTTGTCCGCTCCGGAATGGCTGTGGACTATCTTGTGATGCTTCGCGAGGTACTCGGTATGCGCAGGCTTTACGAGTATATGAAGAACCGGGACTGTTCCTTTATCTTCTCAAACGGCATAATGTATTCCGCTATGAACGATGAGGACAAGGCGTTCGTGCGCAGCAGCCTGATGAATAGTCCCGATCCGTTTAGGAATATCGCGATGCTTCCCAAGGGGTTCTCTCTAAACGTCCCCATGAATCATCTGCGTAAGCAGCGTTACGATTGGGACTATGCCGGTTTTCGATTCAAGACTCTTAGAACCTCGGACGACTATGAGCGTGCAGGGATGGATCTTCATAACTGCCTGAATGCCCGATATGGCTGCGACCGTTCATATGACGACGAAGAGATCAATGATAACGAAGTGATCTTGTCGCAGAATGAGAATACCATCGTAGGCGTGATCAAAAACGGCAAGTATGTAGGCGCCGTCGACGTCTACTATGACGGGACCGTAGGCTTCTCTGCGATAGAGTATAACAGACCTGTCACTCGTGATCCGCAGTTCTTCAACGCCTACGTTGCATGGCTCAAGAGGTTTGGCCTCTTGGACACGCATCTCTGAGAACAAGAATTATACCTATGAAAGAAGGTGCTCATAATGTTTTCCCGATGCGGATATTTCAACGATTATACATCAAACGTCTTTGCCAGATTGTTGCTGGCTGTTAACGTCACGTTCCTTTACATCGTTTTCGCAGGCAGCGCTATTTACTTCATGGGCGTCTACATACCGGCCAAGTACAGTACTTTTGTCTTGCTCTTTCTGAATGCCGCTTCGGCAGCAGCAGATTTGATGTGCATGAGGAAGTGTGCACGCACGCCCGCCGGAGCAATAGCCAGTTATCTCCTTCCTCTTGAGATTTATACTGTCCTCGTTTACGGTAGAATATGGTCTGTTATGACTATCGTTCTTGCCATAGTATCGGCGGCTGCGTTTATCATTCTTTTGGCATTCACAGCAAAACCGTTGATTCAAAAACTCCGAAAGCGTCCTGCTAAGGTCGTCGCTCGTTTTACAGGTCGACTGCTGGCGTTTACGCTTGCGCTGTGCTTTTCGGTTATGATAGGTCGGGTTTTGTACGAAACATTTGCTCCCCGCAAGACCGCTTCGCCCTCCGCAGATTATTCCGTAGAAATTGGGAACGAAGACGGTTGGCATATAAGAAACAACATCGACACGTTGGTCAAGCTCAGTGACGACTCATGGGATTCTATGTCTGCAGAGGACAAGCTCAACGTTCTTCAAGTCGTACTGAATATAGAAGTCGAGTATCTTGGCATCCCCTATGAGCTAATGTTGGCTGCCTCTGAGATGCCGTCAAGCGAGGCAGCATTGCTTGCTCAGTATACGCACTCAGACCATGCGATACTAATCAACCTCGACTATCTTGAAACGTTGACTTCCTACGAGTGCGTTGAGGGCGTATGCCACGAAGCCTTTCATTGCTTACAGCATTGCGCCGTCGAAGCGTATCAGGATATGGACGACAACTATAAGGGGCTTTACTATTTCTACTACATAGAAACGATGAATAACGAGTTTGAAAACTACATCGACGGAAAAGCCGATATCGAAGGATATGCGTCTCAGTACGTCGAAAGAAGCGCAAGAGCCTACGGGGCATGGGCTGCGCAGGATTATAAGGAAACCATAGAAGAGTACATACAGAACGGGTATCGCTTCGTTGATAACGGCGAGTGAGTGACTCCGGTTTTAGGAGTACAATAGTTTAAGCAGAATCAGTGAGGAGGAGCAATTATGAGCACCTACGTTAGTTCGGATCTCCATGGATACCCACTTGAAAAATTCAAGATGATGCTTGGAAGAGCCGAGTTCTCGACTGACGACACGCTTTACATCCTCGGCGACGTCATTGACAGAAACGGTGACGGTGGAGTGGAGATTCTCCGTTTCATCATGGATAAGCCGAATGTTAAGCTCATTCTAGGAAACCACGAGGATATGCTGTTAGCGTGCAGCTTCCTGTTTGCAGACAACTATGATCCGAGCGAAGACATTGGTCCTATAAAAGCTGCCGCTTTGGATCGCTATAAATACAATGGAGGGGATGTTACTCTTAGGACGCTGAAAATGCTTAATGCTGCAGATCCCAATGCCGTCAAGGACATTTTTACCTATCTTTTTATCGCTCCTCTTTATTTGAAGGTGAACTGTTCAGGCAGGCAGTATCTGCTCGTTCACTCAGGGATAGGCCATTTCTCGCCCAACAAGAGGCTTACAAACTACTTCCCGTTCGACTTCCTATGGGAGCGACCAACCTTGGAGACTGAATACTATGACGATACTATCACGGTATTCGGTCATACTCCTACCTTATATTATGGAAAGGAGTATTACGGAAAAATCATCCGTACCCGTACATGGATAAACATTGATACCGGCGCAGCGCGAGGGCTAGAGCCGACCTTGCTTCGTTTGGACGATGAGAAGTCTTTTACACCTGTTGTGACAGCTTTCAGTGAAAGGATGTGAGAAAAATGATAAATGCAATGATGGATCTGTTTGGCTCAAACAGCAATAGTGAATATGTCATTGACCTTAGTTGCCTGAGTCCGCAGAAACAGGCAGAGATTTGGGCAGAGCGAAATAAAAAGGAAGAACCAGAACCAGAACCCGAACCGCCCCATAAAGAAACTATGCTTCCCGATTCTGCCGCTGAGAGGTTCGCAATGCTGAGCAGAAAGGTCAGAATGGGTATGCGCCTTGATGATGAGGACGCAAAATGGTATCAGTACGCCAAGGTCCTGAACGAAATCGAAATCACGGAACGGTGCGTGCGAGAAATAGACGACCGGAAACTATTCCGCGAGATCAAAGAAAGGTGTGAAAGGGATCATCTTCCTGATGCCTTGGCGTCAGTCATCGTTCCCCTTGTTGTTACCTATGCACAGGGAAAACCGCTGAAACCGATTATTCTTCAAGGGCCTGCTGGATGTGGCAAATCTTTCTTTGCTGCGCTACTTGCAGAATACTTCGGTATTCCGTTTGTAAAGATTTCTGCTCCACGGGCGGAAACCTGTCATGGCTATCAAGGCGAATCCAGAACATTTAAGAGTCCTGATGCAGGTGAGTTTATGCGCGGGATTAAAGAAACAGGTACTATTGCTAACCTTTTCTTTATCGATGAGATAGATAAGGCTGCTGAAAATCCCGAAAGCAGGGTTCGGCAACAGGACGAACTGCTTACAATTCTTTCGGACAGAAAGGTGTACGAGAACTTTATGGAGTTTCCCTTTGATATCACCGATGCTGTCCTGGTGTTTGCCGTGAACGATATTAATGTTCTGAGTAAGCCGTTTGTCGACAGGTGCATGGTTATCGAGTTTAAGGAGACCGAGCAGGATAAAATGATTGCAATAATCCGTGAATATGCCGAAAAAGAGCTGATTCCATTTTACGCTGGGAAAGTCAGGCTTGACGATTCTGCCCTCTTTATGGCTTCCGGAAAGCTTTACAGCATGGGCATAACCTCTATACGTCAGCATGAGAAGTTGGCGGACGAAGGCTTTAGACAGGCCTATAATCGCTATTTGAACGCTGAGGAATCAGACATGGTAACGGTTTCTCAGTCGGACTACGGGGCTGCAATCGCTCGAATTACATCAGCATTAAAAGCACGCAGGGCAATCGGCTTCTGATACTAATGATGGGGTAGCTTGCTCTGTTCGTGTAATTTCTCTGACATCTTTCTATTGCTTTGTATTATGCTAAAATGATTATAGAAAAGCTCGAAGAGCTAAAGAAAGGAGGAGCGGACAATGGAAACCTGCGCAGATTGCAAGTATTGTATCGATGGTTACTGTCAGGCTAAGGACAAGAATGTAAACCCCGACAGCAAAGCTTGCGATGAGTATGAGGAGTATTAACCCGTTACCATCGCAACTGAGGAAATGCTCTTTCCGAGCGGCTTGCTCCACATTGAGGTGTGTTGAAGCAGCATAGAAACTAGTATCAAAAAAACAGTCTGTGGTAATTAAAGAAAGGAGAAACCAAATGAGTTACTTTAAACCTTCTTCCTACACCATCGAAAACGCCATCCGTGAGGCAACTCGGTATGACGGCATTTACGTCGGTGACAACTATGTAACCAAGGATCACGGAGACTATATCGAGGTAAACATTGACGCCGACAACGGCAAGGGCCACGTCAGTTATAACCTCTACTATGACGAGTCGGGTCATATCACCCACTGGGTAAAGCATCGCTGAACGGCCAGTATGCCAATGTGCGAAATATGAACGGATGTGGCCGTTTCGCGCCAACATCATTCAGTAAATTGAAGGACGAAAAATGAGCATAGGCTGCGAATGCTTTTCTTAACCGGACAGAAAGAGATCGTTAATTAGCATTCTCGAGTCGCGGCTCATGCGAGTCAACATATTGTTTTGGCAGGAGTTTTATGCTATACTTGTTATCAAGAGGGCGAGTCAAGGGATTGGACAGCGTCGAAGCAGACAACCAATCAAGAGGCGCATTACTGCTTGAAAGAATCCCTCTGTTCAAGTTTGGTGCTGAACTCAATCCGTTGTGGAAGTGAACCTCGGAAGAATTCAGCATAGCATATCCTCCTGCCCGGTCAATGTGCCGGCTTCTAGAATCTGGGTTGTCTTTGATCGCCTAATCTTCTTTGCGAGGAGGACTGTTGCTTCCGGGGTAGTTCCCTTTAGAAACGGCGCACTTGAATTAGTATTATTGGGTGAATTGTTATGAACAACGAAAAGATTACATCGAGAAAAGGCTATGTATTCTTTGTTCTTACGCTGATCGCTATACTCGGTTTGCTGACCATCGTATCTTTTGCGATAGGACGATTCTCAAGAATCGACTTGTTAACCATTCCCAAGATCTTGATTAACGAGATAGCCCCTGTTTTTGCTAAGACATGGACGAGTGTAGAAGAAAGCGTAGTTTTAAACCTTAGGGCACCAAGGATTATTGCCTCCATAATAGTAGGAGCGTCATTAGCGATCTCTGGCGCCGCTTATCAAGCGCTGTTTTCAAATCCAGTTGCGTCGTCCGATTCACTTGGGGTATCTTCAAGTGCTGCCTTTGGTGCAGTTTTAGGATTCTTGTTAGGAATCAATGTCTTTTATGTCAAATGCTTAGCATTCGTCGTAGGATGCATCTCGGTTTTCGGTATTTACTTCATTGCATCAAGAATGGGCAATCGAAGGAATCTCACGATTTTTCTGATACTTATCGGAATGATCATCTCGTCACTATTTGGCGCTTTACTCTCGGTTCTGAAATATGTAGCTGATCCTATCGATCAGCTTCCCAAAATCACCTACTGGCTGATGGGAAGCATGAGTAATGTCAGATCATTGGACATGAGGTATTGTATTCTGTTTTTTATTGTAGGAATTCTTCCTCTCTTCTTGTTGAGATGGAGATTAAACCTTCTTTCTCTTTCCGATGCTGAAGCAAAATCCATCGGGGAGAATATGAATCTACTTAGATTAATAACCATTGTTTGTGCAACCCTTTTGACTTCATCCTCGGTAGCAATGACTGGTGGAATCAGCTGGATTGGTTTGGTTATCCCCCACATTTCAAGGTTGCTAATTGGAAACGATTCAAGAAGGCTGTTGCCGGTTTCTGCTCTGCTTGGAAGTATCTTTTTGTTGGGTATGGATGATCTCGCTCGATCGATAACAGTGTACGAGTTGCCAATATCTATCCTGACTTCGCTATTTGGAGCCCCTGTCTTCTTTGCAATACTAATGTGGAGGAGGAAACAGATTGTTGATGAGAATTGAGCTAAAAGAAGTTTCTATCGGCTATGATAACGCCGTGGTTCTAAAGGATATTGACCTGTCGTTTGAAAGTGGACAGTTTTATTGTATCTTGGGTGCAAACGGAATTGGGAAAACCACTTTGTTTAAAACAATACTTGGAATGCTTCCAAAGCTGAGCGGAGAAATATTGATTAACGATGAGGCGATTAGTAAGATCCACTCAAAACGAATGGCAGAGTATCTTGCGTATGTACCTCAGGCCAGAGGCAATGCATATGACATGAATGTACTAGATGTCGTAGTAATGGGCAGGGCTCGGTTTATTAAAAAGTTTTCACAACCTTCGGAGAACGACTATAAACGAGCTACCGAGGTTCTCGAGATGCTGAACGTTGAAAAGTTGATTAAGAAGAAGTATTATGAACTGTCCGGCGGTGAGCAACAAGTTGTTCTTATAGCTCGTGCTTTAGTTCAGGAAGCAAATTTCATCATCATGGACGAACCTGCTTCCAACTTGGATTTTGAAAACCAGAAAAGGGTATTGGAGTGCTTGAAGCAGCTTTCGGGTCAAGGAATAGGTGTAATCTTATCGTCGCATTCTCCTGATCATGCCGTATTTTGCAACACTAACGTGGTCATGATTGACAAGGAAAAGAAGATTTATACCGGCTCTTTGAATGATACCCTTACCAATGATAATCTCAGGAAGGTATACGGTGTAGAGATAGCACTCATTAGTAGCGTAACTAAAGACGGTAGAGAGCTTAGATCCTGCTGTCTAGTAAATACAAAATAGAAAGAAGAGGTAACTAAAATGAAAAATGCAAAGAGAATCATCCTGGCACTGATTTGCGTCACACTCCTCGTTGTGGGATTTAGTGGATGCAATTCTAGTCATGAAACAACTCCTTCGGGGACAAGAACCGTCGTTGACATGAAAGGGAAAACTGTTGAACTCCCGAATGTTATCGAGTCTTATTGTGTCCTCTATTCTTCTGCGGTCCCTATGTGCGCGATGGTAGATAAGGATCTTGCCCATATGGTGATGTACCCTATTTCTAATTACTTCGAGTACTGGTATGGCGAAATGTTTGAAGGCATTAATGACCATGCTCTCCAGGTTGATAAAAAGAATGTAACAGCAGAACAAATATTGGAAAGTGGTGCTCAGGTCGTTTTTTGGAACAGGCCTGCACACGAAGAACTTGTCGCAGCTTTGGAAGAGGCCGGAGTAGCGTGTGTCAATGTTCAGGTCTCAAATTCTGATGAGCTTCTACAGGCAATGCGCGTAATTGCTGATTCCTTTGGAACTGAGTATGCAAAGAGCCAAATAGATAAATATGTTGCTAGGTTCGACAGATACCTTAATCTCGTTACGGAACGTGTCGCTAAAATTCCTGAAGGGGAGAAGAAAACAGTATTAGTTATTGGAAGCGTTGACTCTCCCAATGTAGGTCCTCTCGACTCTTATCAGGGTTATTGGACCAATTTGACAGGGTTGCTTAATGTTTCACCGGTTCCTAATGGAGAACCTAACTCCACGTTGACAATGGAAGAGATATACAATCTTGATCCGGATGTTATTATTGCTCAGGGTCCGTTCAACCGCGCCGCAATTAATGCAGATGAGCAGTGGAAAGAGGTTAGGGCTGTTCAAGAAGGTATGCTCTTCTCTAATCCCAGCGTATTAGATGAGTGGGGAATGCCGACTACTGAAGCACCGCTGCAATTCATATGGGTCTTGAAGCAATTTTATCCTGACTATGCTGTGGGTATAGACGCAACAACTGAGTTAATAGACTTCTATAAGGAGTTCTACGAGTATGAAATGTCCGTTGAAGATGCAGAGGCATTGCTCAGTTGTCATCATTTCTATCTGCATGAAGCATTAAAAGACATGGAATAATCTAAAATGCCTTACTGCAAATACTGCGGTTCGGCAATAGATGCTGATTCGGTGTTCTGTTCATCCTGTGGCGAGAAAATCAAAAAGACAGCTGGCCTCGGATTGCCTGAGACAACCCCGTCCGAGGAAATGGGAGCAGTAACTTTGGAGGAGCATTCGACGCTTATCAAGGACTTGATGTGCGAGTTGACCGACGCAGATCTAAAAGAGCTGCGCACCCGCATAGCGTCGTATAACTTGGCAATCTCGCTGCATGATTCACTCATTCAAGCATCAGGTTGCCCTTTGGATGGAACTGAATCCCTAAGCGTAAAGATGGCTCTCGCTAAGAGGTACGGACTGCCGGAGAACAGCATCTATCGCATTTGAACCCTCTAACTGAACATGCACCCTCTGGGGAAGAAGTGGGTTCAAGTATCAAGCATACCAACGAGTTACAAATCTGAAACAGTAGATTGATACAATGTATCTTTCTACTGTTTCGTTTTTTTGTGCTCGGAAAGCCCTGCGGGATAATGGCATCTTTACGTCCGTGGTGCATTTGCCTATCCCCAGGATCATTCGGACGTAGTATCCAGCACATTTTTCCCGCGTGATTGCCAAAAACAGCCCTTTACAACCGTTGATTTATACTATTTCGTTGATTTATTGCCCGTAAAGAAAAAATGGAACCCAGAGGTCAAGGGATAACCACACCTCTGGGCTCCATGGATTATGCGCTCAAAGCGTCACGGTGATTTCGCTGCCGTTGTGGAAGCAGAAAACCAGCCTGCCGTCGTAGTGGACGGTCACATGGTCAATGATGGCGTTCCAACGCTGGGGCTTGAATTCCATATCCAGTTCGTCCAGTTCCCCCAGTTCAAACAGGAAGCCGCTGAGGACGTCAGCTTTCATTTCACGCTCCCTGCGCTCCTTTCCCAGCGATGCTTTTTTCGCTTGCAACGCCTCGTATCGGTCTGTCAGGCCAGTGTACCGCTTGTTGTACTCCTCCTGATCCTGCTCCGTAAAGGCATTGTCGCGGACGCACTTGTCGATCAGACCGGCCACGACCTCCATCTCCTGCGTGATGCCATCCAACTTTTCATCTATGCCGGAACAGTCGGTCAGGGCACCTTTTAGTAGCCGTCCGTCCTCGATCAGCGCCTCGCGGTCGGAGATCAGGATGCTCACCGCCTGGATGAACGCCTCCTTGATCTGCTCGTCTGTCAGATGCGGCGTCTGGCACTTCTCCGCGCCCTTGAATTTCCCGTTGCACTGCCAGATCACGCGCCTGTACTGGTCGTTGCTGTGCCAGACCTTGGAGCCGTAAATCCCGCCGCAGTCGCCGCAGACGATCTTCCCTGAAAAGGGACTGTTGCAGTAACGCTGACGGGGACTGGCTTTGCGTCGGGCCATTTCCTTCTGCACCTGTTCCCACGCGCCGGGTTCAATGATGGCGGGATGGCTGTTTTTTACGTAGTACTGCGGAACCTCGCCCTCGTTCACTTTCATCTTCTTGGTCAGATAATCCGTGGTGAACTTCTTCTGGAGCCTTGCTTCACCCTTGAATTTCTCGTTCGTCAAAATGCTCTCGACCACGGAAACCTGCCACTTTTTCTTCCCCGCAGGCGTGGGTACGCCCTCGTCCGTGAGCGTTTTGGCGATTCTGCTGGTCGCCATGCCCTCAATGAACATCCGGTAGATTCGGCGAACGACCTCCGCTTCCTCCGGTACGATCTCCGGCAGGCCGTCAGGTCCCTTCCGGTAGCCAAGGAACTGCTTGTAGGGCAGCGTAACCTTTCCGTCCGCCATGCGCTTCCGTTGACCCCAGGTCACGTTCTCCAAAATGGAGCGCGATTCCTCCTGGGCCAGGCTGGACATCAAGGTGATAAGAAGCTCTCTGCGGGCGTCGAAAGTCCATATGGCCTCTTTTTCAAAGAAAACCTCGGTGCCATTTTCCTTCAGTTTTCGGATGGTGGTGAGGGAATCGACCGTGTTCCGGGCAAATCTACTCACTGATTTAGTCACGATGAGGTCGATGAACCCTGCCAGAGCGTCCTCGATCATCCGATTGAAGCCTTCACGTTTTTTCGTGCCAAGGCCGCTCACGCCCTCGGCCGTGTACACAGCCACAAACTCCCATTCGGGATTGGATTTGATGAAGCTGGTGTAGTAATCCACCTGCGCCTCATAGCTGGTGAACTGCTCGTCAGAATCGGTGCTGACGCGGGCGTATCCGGCGACCCTGCGCCGGGCTTTCATGGCCTGCGGCCTGCGGGTTCTGGGGTTGAAGGTGGCGGGGATCACCGTCACATTTTTTGCTGCTGCTATATGGAAACCTCCTCGCTGGTATGCTATACTGAAACGGACGAATCCGGTTATTTCCTGTGTTGTTTAAGCGCCCTCTGTCTGGCGGTTTCTTTCATTTCGTCCGTCCAGCTCTCCGCTCTGGAGCGGTCTTGCCATCGTTTAACGCTCTCAGAGCCGTCTTTGAAGCAGAACACCAGACGGTTGCCGTTCTCCACCCTGATTGCCGTTAAATCACCTAGAGCGGTATCAGCCGTCAGGGATTCCAGCACAGGCTCCGGGATGGCTTTGGACGGACACGCGGCTTTGCCCCGCTGGTTGTAGGTGGGGCAGATCCAGACAGGGCCGGTATGCGTGACCTTCCTGCGGTAATGAGTGCCGCAGCCGCTGCAGACAATAAGCCCCATGAAGGGGTAACGATTCGTGTAGTTCTTCTCAGGCGGAGCGTGCTTCGCAGCCCGTCGCTCCATCTCCGCCTGCACCGCATTGAAAACTTCCTCACTGACGATCGCCTCGTGCGTCCCGACGGCGTGGTACTTCGGCAGACGACCTTCGTTCACAAACGTTTTTTTCGTCAGATGGTTTTCCCGGTAAGTCTTCTGGAGCAGAAGATTTCCCGTATAGGTATAGTTGCGCAGGATGTGCCGAACGGTTGTCATCCGCCACGTCTTCTCAAGGCGCGTGGGCACGCTCTCTTCATTCAGCGTGTTGACGATTGCCTGAATCCCTTTTCCACCCAAGTACATGGAGTAAATGCGCCGGACGATCTCCGCCTCTGAGGGCTCAATTACATAAGCACCATCCGCGTATCGGTAGCCGAGGAGCGTTCCGTCCCAGGGCTTCCCTTCTTCAAAATTCTTCCGGATGCGCCATTTCTGGTTCTCGCTGGCCGACCGGCTTTCCTCCTGGGCGTAGGACGCGAGGACGCTGATTACCAGCTCCCCGTCGGCGCTCAGGGTATGGGTGTTCTGCTCCTCAAAATAAATGTCCACCCCGATCGCTTTCAGTTCCCGGATGGTAGACAGCAGCGTCACCGTGTTCCGAGCAAAGCGTGAGATGGACTTCGTGATCACCATATTCACTTTTCCCGCCCTGCAATCGTTCAGAAGCTCCTGGAATTTCTCCCTCGAATCACGGGTTCCCGTCTTCGCCTCATCGGCGTACACCCCAGCGTACTGCCAGCCGGGGTGGCGCTGGATGAGATCACTGTAGTAGCTGATCTGTGCGGAGAGGGAGTGGAGCATCGCGTCCTTGCCGGAGGAGACCCGCGCATAGGCCGCCACGCGCAGCAGCTTTTTCGGAATCGGTGCAAACGACACCTGCTGGATTTCTCTAGCCAATCCTACCGCCTCCTTGTTTCGATCTGGTGTGACCATATAGCCATATTTCCGGCGCGTTAGCAAGCGATTTCCGCGAAAATACTGTCCAAAGGCAGGCCGTACTTTTTGGTCAGAATCCAGCAGGATTTCCGGTAATCCGCCTGGGAAAGCTGACCGCTGCGGACCAGCCTCTCAACCAACCCCAGCGACACATGATACAGCATCAGATTGTCTGGGCTGTACGGATCGGCGGGAGGCATAGTAGCATTCCCGGCTACAGTATTTCCTGTTCTGGTTCCCATAAGAATCAAACTCCTTTCCACACTGACAGCAGGTCAGTGTATAATATGCTTTGCGCTTCACCATGTCCGGGTGGCTGTTCCACCAGGTCCAGCGGCAGGCGTCCGAGCAGAACCGCTTTTTGCGGTGTCCAGGCGTATGCTGCACCAGCTGTCCGCAGTTCTCGCAGGCGCTGGCATTCGGGATGTCCGGGTGTCTTCGGATATGCGCACAGACCGTGCTACGAGGCAGTCCCAGCCGATTGGCAATCTCCGTGTGTGTGAAACCTTCGATGCGGAGATTGTTGATGGCGATCTTGTTCTGATAGGTCATAATAATTCCTCCGAAAATAAAAACAGCCGCCTTTCGGCGACCTCTCCCATATACGAGGAACAGCCCCTTTCGGGGTGCCCTCTGTTGTTGCGGCGCTTATGCCGTTGTAAGCTGCGCGGCTTTGCACTCGGCGTACTTCCTGCGCTGGCGTTCACGCTCCTTGGCCTTGCGCTCCTCGTACTTCTCAGGGTGCGCGGCGTAGTAGGCTTTCTGGTAGGCGGCGACCTTCGCTTTTCTCTCCTCCGCCGTCATCTTCGGCTTCGGCTCCTTCGGCAGCTGGCTGGTTTTCTTCTTTTCGTACCAGGCTTTGCACTGTGCGCGGTGCTTTTCACGGTAGGCGACCGCGTAGTCGGCGACGGTCATCGTGCGAGTGAGGTTGCCGTAGCAATCTTCATGCTCGCCGATGCAGATCAGGTTTTTCGGGGTGTAATCCAGGTAGGTGTTCACCAGCCTTTTGCGGATCGCGGAACTGTAGTAGGACGCGAATTTGCCGCGCTTGAAGCTTCCCTTGCTGATGATCTCCCAGGCGAGGATGTTGCCGAGCTGGAGGAAATCGTCCGTGTCGTAGCAGTCCATCCTGCAGCGGTACATCTCCGCCTCATGCAGGGTGATCGGCGCGAGGTTTCTGAAAAGCTGCGCGTAGGCATCGTTGTCGGCGGTTTCGGTGATGATGCTTACCAGTTCCTCGTTGGTCAGGTTCGTGTATGTCATGGCTCCGGCCCCCTTCGTTTTGGTAGTGTGATATTACCGTCAGAAGGGGCATATAGCAACGAATATGAGAGGCATAATATACACGATCTTTCGAGGCTGTATTTGTCACAACCAGTTGGTCATGCCCACAGGAGAGAAGTCCCTCCCGTGGGCAGCAGAGCCCGGTTACAGCAGCCCTTTCCTCACAAATTCTTTGCGTATCCGGTTGTCAAACTCGTGGTACTGCACCCTGTTCTTCCAGCTTTTCGGGAGCAGGCTCAGCTTCTGCTCCGCGGTCAGCCAGTCGAATTCATAGCAGATGCTGTAATGGTCGCAGCGTTTGATATGGTCCCTGATCCGCAGCAGTTCCTCATAGGTGGGCTTGTAATACACCATCCGGTAGACCGGGCATTTCTCCTGAACCAGTTTGTCGATAACCTCATCTCTGGACAGTTCCAGCACGATCCGAATCTTCTCGGCGTTCATATCCGAACAGGAACCGTAGCGGCATACCCTGGTCAGGGGTTCCACTTCAACGATCCGAGTGCCGTATGAAATGGCTGTGGTCACCTTTTTGGCGAAGTGCAGCCAGCGCCAGGGAGCATCTGTCTCGGCGGCAAAGCTTTTCCCGATCTCATACCGGAAACCGTTTCTGGCGCAGAGGGTATCGTCAAGAGCTTTGTAATATGACATTTTCATTCCTCCATAAGTGTGGGCTCAGCCCACTGGAGAGAAGCCCCTCTCCCGCAGGCAAAACCGTTTGGTTTATCAGCCGTTGGAAGCAGTACCCTTCATCTTGAGGACCTGCACAGCCTCCGGCAGGATCAGCTTGCCGTCCACGCGCTCCTTGGCGACGAAGGCCACCTGGCCGACACCGGCATAGAGTTTGTGGAGCGCCGCAAAGCTGCGGGTGCCGCGGTCGCCGATGTTGTAGTAGCTGATATCGCCGAAAGCGATAACCGGCTGCCCGGCGGCGACGGCGGGAACGTAGGCGCTGGTGTACACAGGGTAGCCCAGCAGACGGTCAGGCTCCCCGGCAGACAGTCCGGGGGACCAGATATACTGGCCCGTGCCGTCCTTCAGCTTGCGCAGGAAAGCAAGGGTGCTGTCCGCCATGATGAAGGACGCCTTGGCACGGTAGGGCCGCTTCAGCTTATAGATCAGATCGACCACCTCGTCCGCCGTGATGGCGTTGCCTGCCGTGGTGATACCGATCTGGCCGCCGAGGGTGGGATGAAGCAGGCCGGTGGGCTTGCTCACGCCGCCGCCGGTGAGGAACGCTTCCTCCTCCGCGTTGGCAATGGCCTGACCGAAGGAACGGATCAGGTAGCCCTCCAGATCATACTGGTTGTCGGCCAGAAGTTCCTCGGACACCTTCACGGCCACGGAGAGCTTGTAGGCATCAAGAATCTTCTGGTCGAAGGTCGGGTCGGAGAAGACCAGAGCGCCGCTCTCCTCCACCCAGGAGGCGGCGGGTTTGGTGGCCGCGACGTTGATCTTGCGCTCGCCGGAGGTCTGGATCACGGTGCCCAGCTTGCGGACAACGTTCTCCTGCTCCAGGGCTTCGATCAGGCGGGCGTCGTACTCATCCGGCACAAGATAGCCGCCGCTGGCGTCCGTACCCTCCACCAGCACATTGGATACCTGGCGGAAGTTGGAACGCAGGGCGTTCAGCATGGCGGACTTGTACTCATCAGAGGCGCGGCCCGTCTTCAGCTTGCCGCCAGCGCCGGGAGCATTGGTCAGCGGGGAACCGACCGGGCGGGACAGCTCCGCTTCCAGAGCCATACCGCGCTCGTTGCGCTTGATCTCCTCGCCGAGGCCGACGATTTCCGCCTCCATCTTATCAAAGGTGGCGACGTCCGCTGCGGAGAGCATCCCCTTCTCATCGCGGTGGGTGTCAAGGAAGTTCTTCGCATTCTCCCAGGCGTTTGCGCGCATCTCGCGCAGTTCGTTCACAGAAAAAGATCTACTCATAACAATTTTCCTCCTGCCCTTTGGGCGAAAATAATACTCCGGCAGAGCCGGAGCTTGGTGAATATAAAGAACAGCAGCGGAGGGGCTTCTCCGTCACTGGTTCTTCCTTATTTGGATTCCTTCTTCGCGGCATAAATGCCAGCGTCCTCCAGCTTGACCATGGCTCCCTGGATGAGGAAGTTGTTCCCGCCCTTTTCATCGGGAATCAGGTCAAATCCTTCCAGACGGCGCACGTCGTTCGGACACATAAAGACGTTGTTGATGCCGACGGCATACCCCTCCATGCGGCTCTTGTAGTCACCGCGCAGAAGGCCGTCCACATTGAAGCGGATTGCATACTTCCGCTGTTCCTCTCGTGTGAGCAGGGCATCGGTCAGGGATGCCTCCCGGCGGCAGATCCATGGCGTCAGGGTGTATTTGACATATTCAAGGCTCTGCTCCTCAATATTGGAGAAAGTCGCCTTACTCAGGTCGCCCAGCATATGCGGCGGAATACGGAAGATGCGGGCGATCTCGTTCAGCTGATACTGCCGCGTTTCCAGAAGCTGGCTGTCCTGCGGAGACATTGCGATGGGATTGAAGTGGAGCCCTTCTTCCAGAATGGCGACCTTGCCCGCGTTGCCGCTGCCGCCGAAGGTGTTGTTCCAGCTTTCGCGGAGCTTGCTGACATCCTTGATGACGCCGGGGTGTTCCAGAACGCCTGCCGGGGCCGCACCATTCGCAAAGAACTTACTGCCGTATTCCTCCGCCGCCAGCGCAAGGCCGATGGCGTTCTTTGTCATGCTGATCGGGCTGTATCCCACAAGACCGTCAAAGCCCAGACCGGGGATATGCAGCACGTCCTCCGGCATCAGGATCACGGTATTGCCGTCCATGGCGGGCGGCTCATTCTCATAGCGAAGATAGCGGTAGAAGAGCTGGCCCTTCTCGTCGCGCTCCACGCTCATCTTGTTTGGCAGAAGTGGATACAGCCCTATGACCCCGCCTCTGCCGTTGCGCAGGATCTGGGCGAAGCCATTACCCCACAACAGTATGTGGGTCATAAGCGTCTCCCGGAAAATAAAGCTAGTCATCTCCGGGTTAGGCTTGTCGTGGAGCAGGTAGAACAGTTCCGAATCCTCCGCCTTGACGCGGTTGACGTCCTTGCCCTTCTCATACACATAGAGGGGCAGGCTGGCGATGCTCTCCGCGAGGATGCGGACCGCCGCGTTGACGGCGGATATCTGCATGGCGGAGCGTTCGTTGACGGTTTTCCCGGCGATGCTCTGGCCGAAGGGAAAACGGTACCCGCTCCCCGCCGTGCGATCAGTCACTTTTCCTTTGAAAATGCTGCTGAATAAGCCCATATAAACCTCCTTCTCGGGAGCCGCGCTCCCTGAAAACACGTCACTCATGCTATTGACACGCATGTTATAATGGGCTTGAAAAGCCCATTAGGGGTAAAGTAGCGCGGGCTCTGTCAGATGAACAGCAGCCCGCGGTTTTCGTATACAGATTCGGTCGGCGTTCCTCCGTTCCGAAGGGCGCGATCCAGAGCCATGACCAGGGCGACGGCGGCATCCACCTTCTCCGTAGCCTTCGCCTTGCTGATCTTGATGTTCCCGGCGGCGTCGGTCTGGATGACGATATTGTCCATGCACCAGCGCAGTACGGGATGTCCGCCGTGAGCCAGCTTCTGCTCCAGCGTCAGGCGCATCAGGTCCTTGGTAGGATTGGACATCGAAACAAAGCCCTGCCCGAAGGGAACCATCGCCAGTCCCTCATCATTGAGATGCTGTACAAGCATCTGGGCATTCCAGCGGTCGTATGCGATCTCGCGGATGTCGTACCGCTCCCGCAGATCGAGAATGAACTGCTTGATACAGTCGTAATCGACGACGTTGCCCTCGGTGCTGAGGATATGGCCCTGACGCTTCCAGAGGTCATAATTCACATTATCCTTCCTGCTGCGGATGTCTATCGTCTCTTCCGGCACCCAGCAGAAAGGCAGGATGCTGTATTTCCCATCGTCCTCTTCGGGCGGGAACACAAGCACAAGCGCCGTCAAATCCTGCGTCGATGAAAGGTCAAGTCCGCCGTAACATGGTCTGCCCCGGAGCGATTCAGCATCGATGGGAAATGCACAGGCATCCCATTTCTCCATGGGCATCCAGCGCACCGCCTGCTTGATCCACTGGCTCAGGCGTAGCTGGCGAAAGCTGTTCTCCTCCACGGGGTTCTGCCGTGCCGATTCAAACGCCTCGCGCAGTTTATCAATCGTGAACGTTATGCCGAGGGAAGGATTGGCCTTTGCCCAGGTTTCCTCCGACGTCCGGTCATCCTCCATGTTCGCACCGAAAATGACGGGGTAGAACGTGGGGTCGGTTTTCCGTCCGTCCAGAATGTCCTGTGCTTTCTGGTGCTGCTGATAGCACACAGATTGAAGATTGTCTCCAGCTGTGGTGATGAGGAACGTAAGGCTCTGCCGTCTGGCATCGCCCGCACCTTTGGTCAGGACGTTGAACAGGCGGTCGTCCGGCTGGCAATGCAGCTCGTCGATGATGCAGCCATGGACGTTGAAGCCGTGCTTGTTGTTTGCGTCCGCCGAAAGCACCTGATAGAAGCTGTTGGTCGGTTCATAGACCAGCCGTTTCCGTGATTCCAGTATCTTCACCCTGCGGTCAAGCGACGAGCATAGGCGCACCATGTCGGCGGCAACGGCATACACAAGGGACGCCTGCTGACGATCTGCCGCT